CAAAAAACAGGCGAAAATCCGGGTATTTCAGAATAATGCTTCCAAATTGCTACCACGGATAAAAATTAAGCCTCTGAAACCCTTTATTTTACTGGGTTCAGAGGCGTTTTGACGTCTATTCCCACTCGATAATAGAAAGTTATCTTGTGTTATGTTGGGTGATTTTTAACCGGGTTTTATTATTTGTATTATTTATATTATCACCCTTATTTCTATTTCTGAAAAATTTCGGTACGGTTTTGGTACGCTTCCTTCTCTCCCTGCTCCTTTTCCTCTTCAGGTAACCTTCCCAGGTGTTCCAGGTAAAGCCTGGCCGCCTCGTTGTAAAAATCAGAGCGTGAATAAGTCTTCTCTTCCTGGGTTCTCTCCTCGACGTATTGGTCGATTATTTCAAGTATGCCTATAGCTGTGTGCACCGTAATCGGTATGCGCCTGGTTCTGCCTTTTAACGGTCTTCCGTATCCTGCCATGTTATCTGCCCTCCCTGTTCTTTACTGCTGCGTCCACGAGCCTGTCGAGCTGCTTCCTGATTTTCGGGTCCAGTGTCTGTATCCATCTCTCCGGGATCTCGTTGTATCCGTATATCGCTCCGGCCAGGCCGCCGGTGATGGCCGCGATGGTGTCTGCGTCTCCTCCGAGGTTGGCTGCTTCGATTATGGCCTCCTCAAAGGTCCCGGTTGCTGCTATGCTGTGAAGCGCGCAGTTGAAACTGTCCACGACGTACCCAGTGGGGTTGAGCTGCTTCCTGGTCTTCAGGCCGTATTCGCTTCCCTGGAGCACGTCTCTTATAATCTGCAGGGCCTGTTCCTTATTAACCGATTCGATAATTAAGTGTATCATTTCCGTGTATAAATTACAAGCCTCTGTTGATTTTTTATCCCAGTGTGTCATTTGTGCTATGGCTCCGGCCGTCTCTATGGCCACCGTGGTGTCTGTGTAATAAAGGCCTGGGTAAACCGTGCGCATAAGCGCTCCATTTCCGCCGCTACGGCCTCCATTTGCTTTGCAGGTATATTTACTTGCCTCGAACCATTTCGCCTCGTCTGGCGCGTCATTTTGGCCCAGGAATGCGGCCCAGCGGATACTCATGCTACAGGTTCCTCCGATGTCCTTCGGTCCGCTCTTGGCCCATGCAATGAACCTTTTTCCGATGGCCTGGATCGGATTGTCCGGATCCTCTGTGATTCCTTCAGCTACTGCCAGGGTCATCTGTGTGTCGTCGGTGACCTCTCCTGGCATCACGTTCAGCCAGCCGCCTCCGATCATCTCTGTTACCCGGCCGTGCTTCCTGGAAATCTCCTCCTTGCTCATGAACTCCAGGGGAGCTCCTAATGCGTCCCCTGTTACTACGCCGTACAATGTACCAGCAATTTTATCTTTCAATCTCTTCATTTATTTCTCCTCCTGCATTTTCTACTTCCTCAAGAATTTCTGCTATCCAGTCTGTTTCAGTTAATTTCCCATCACGATCCCAGAAAAGCTCTAGATCCTCTACCATATCAATAATTTTAGCAACATCTTCTCTTGCTTCTTCCCATCCTAGTACATTTATTTTTTCTTTAGCTGTACTGATCAAACCTTCCATCATGATTTTCATTTGTAGTCTCGTCATTGAATTGCCTCCTTGTTCATGAATTCCAGGGGAGCTCCTAAAGCGTCCCCTACTGCTACGCCGTACAATGCGCCGGCGATCCTGTCTCTTACATCCTTCATCCCTCATTCCTCCTCGTCCTCCTCGTCCTCTTCATCTTCTTCATCCTCTTCTTCATCCTCTTTCTCTTCGATAGCCTCGAGAGTGTCAGCGAATGAAATGAAGCTACCTCCGAGCCAGCCACCTCTGTTCTCGAGTGCTCCATCGATGTGTGCGATCCAGTAGCGTCTTGCGCTCTCGTACTCCTCTGGAGCGATCTCGCTAATGATGTCCTCCATCTCTTCGAGCGCCTCATAGATCTGCTCCTTTAACTCTTCCAACCGATTGATTGCTTCCCGCTGCTTAATGGTTTTCTTGTCCAGCTTGGCCTGTGCTTGTTCTATTGTTCTTGCCATGGTTAGACCTCCTTCTCACTTTTTGAGAACATTATAAACCGCCGTTGGTTAAAAGTCAATAAAAAAAGACCGCCGGATATGAAAATACCCGGCGGTCCTTGTCCGTGTTATTCCTCTGTTGGGATTGGCTCCAGCACTCCCATGGTGAAGGTCTTCTGTTCTTTGACTGTCTGCTCGATCTTGGTCTCAAGCCACAACATTAAATCTCCATATAAGTCCTCTATCATTTGCTTGGCCTCGTCTGTGAGCAGTTTAAGGGCTATATCCTTTGCTGTGTTGAATGCCGTCTGCTGCGCTTCCTTGTCAAATTTGCCCTGTTTCTTCAAGGTGTCGACGTATGTCTGGGCCGTATAGGTTACAGCCTGCAGAACGGCGTCTGTTGCTTCCTGAAGATACGTCCTGATGAGCTCGTTGTTGATCCTGGTCGTGGTCTGCTCTGCCTTGGCCTTCAGGTATTTCACCAGATAGGTGACCAGTACCGGTATGGCCGGAATAACTACGACCTGGACAAGGGTTGTTAATATTTCCTTCATTGAAACTCCTCCTCTTTATTGAAGTATCAAGTCTTCAAGCCTTACGGCTGCTGTGACTTGACCTTTAAGGCCTATTACCACTCTGTTTCCGTTTATCTGCAGCACGTCATAAACGGTGTTATAAACGAAGCTGGCCAGGCTTCCTCCTGTATATGTCTTGGCTCCCTTTTTAACCTTGACCTTGCTGCCTACTTTGATAGTTTTCGTTTCTGCGGTCGTTGTTGCAGGTCCTGGCGCTACCTGGGTGCCGCCTGTAGTCGTTATATAAGTGTCAAATCCTGCAGCTTTAACTTTGGCTGCGAAGGCTTCAGCATTTGCTCTGACGCTGAATGCTCCGACCTGGACCTTATAAAGGTTCCCGGACTTTTTGATTATGGCGTCAAAGCCGGCTGCTTTTACTTTGTGATATTGAGCGTCGGCATTTGCCTTGACTGAATAGGCGCCTGTTTGGACATAATATAAAACGCCTGGTTGTGGCTGTGGTGTTGGTGCGGCCGGTGCGACGGTCGCTTCCAGTTTGGCCATCATGGCCACAATGTCTTTCCCATAGTTTGCTGAAGGTGCCCATTTGCCACCGAGGTCTTCGACATTCGGTGCTGTACCTTTAAGGTATGGGAAGTGTCTCGGATCGGGAGTTTCTGCTTTGGGATATCCGGGAGCTCCGGCATAAAGTGCCAGGTGATCTATCTGGGCCTGGATTCCTTCCTCCCATGAATTGAAGCGCTGGTGTGCGTTCGGATCGTTGTTTGCTCCTCCGGATTTTGTCTTCAGGCCGCATGGGTTCTTAAAGCTGGCATCCAGAACTCCTTTGAAGTGGCCGTATCCGGTCTCTTTTGCGCTCTGGGCGTATGCTACCACCGGATTTACTCCTGCAGCCTGTGCAATCTTCCAGAATGTCTCGGCCAGGCTGATAAATAATTCAGTGGCTCCGTTTTTCTTGGCCCATTCTGCGGCCTGTGCTGCCGTTGCTGTTGCCTTTCCCATGATGGGATGGCCGGCAGCTTGTCCCGTGGATCCTTCGGCCAGTTTTTTGGCCACATCTGCCCTGAAGGTGTCCATACTCTTGCCATGGCGTGGGAACCAGTGCATAACGTCTGCATGGTTGCTGGCTATGCCCAGCTGGTGGCCTTCGCAGTGGCAAATAAGCCATGGTTTTTCAGGCTTAATATTAAACATCTTGCAAAGGTACGCGCAAAGCTCCACGGCTTCCTGGTATACTTGGTTGAAATATACCGGATCTGTGAGGTCGTCCTCGCAGATCTCGAAACCTATATATCCGTTGTTGTTGGCGTTCTTTGCACTTCCAAGAGAACCGGATCCGCTATGCCATCCTACCATATCCCATGGCAAGGTCTGATATGTCGCTATGCTGCCGTCTTTTAACTTCCCGATGAAAGCATGAACGCAAACGCTCCTGCCTCCTGGCGTCGGCTGGTTCCAGTGGTTGTTATATGGGTTGGGTCCCAGCAATCCATCATCCGGGCCTACATACCTTTTAAGCCATGGGTTATTGGCACCGGTGCTGTGAACCATGATCCCTTTTGGCGTATGTCTTTTCCCTGACTTATAGCAGTTGTTTTGAGTTAAGAATAAGGTTTTTAGGTTCATTGTCTAACCTCCTATCCCGAGTATTCCTCGTTGTTTGTCCGCTCTGCCATTGCAGAGTCGTAAACAATACCGCCCTTTGTATTCTCCCTTTCTGCCTTCTTGTAATAAAAGCCGGTGGCCGTGGCCAGCTCGGCAAAAACCGAAGGTATCAGGTAAGCGAGCGGTGAAAGGTCGCCGGTGATATAAATCATCCTGCATGAAAAAATGACCACTGAAATGGTCATTATCGATACTCCTGCAAAGATGATTTTTGAAAAAGCGATCTTTTTCTTGCCTTTAGCTCGTCTCTTCATGATCGCGCCTCCTAATACAAATTTTTCACTCCTTGCTCATTTAGAAAGTCTTTCTGTTCGTGCTTAACAGCTCGTGCATATTCCAGTGCTGCAGTAAGCTCTCCGTTACATTTCCCGTCCTTTATTGCGCGGGCTGTAGCTTCTCCCAGGGCAATTGCAGCGCCTATTCCCTTAATGAGCAGGAGCTCATTTTTCTCCCTGGCCTTTTCGATTTCCTCCCTCTTTGTTTCCCGTCTTTGTATGCTCCTCTGGATTGACCAGAAGCAAAGTCCGGTTACAGCACTCGGAACTCCCATTAAGGCCAAGATCGCTACCATGTCAATTTGCATCGATAGTCATTCACCTCTTTTCCCCGCCTGATTGCTCCGGTACAAATCCCAGAGCCTTGCGTAATCCGTAGCTGTTAAAATGTTTCATTACTCCGAGATAAGATGCCTCCGTTGCACGCAGGCTTTCCTCGTCAATTTCGCCGCGTTCATACGCGGACCTGACATACTTCAGCCTGGCTTTCATTTTCTTAACGCTGGATTTTTTCAATTTCCGATGGGACGGAGATAGATCCCTTTGTCCCCCTGTACCGTCCTGGTGCCACTTGAGCGCCAGGCTTCTGACGTATGGGGGCAGAGCGGAGCGGAACCCGATGTTCGTGTTGGAGTTCGAACGGGAGTTGTTGCCGTTCAGGTAGAAGACACCGGCGTTGGCACCGTTGTTCCAGTTGCCGCCGCGATACGCGAGCCCCCTCAGATTAAACGACCTATCCCCGGTGTTTATTTAATTTGTGGCCTTTATCCAGCCTCCAAGCATTTTGCCGATTTCATTCAGCTGTTTGCTCCAAATCTCATACTTCCGGAGTGGTAGGTATTTGGTCTCTTTATCGGCTGCAAGTCTGATAAATGTCCTCAACACGTCCAATTCCGTATCTATTTCCATCTGAAGCTGTCTTTTGTTCCGCTGCTTGTTTGCTTGGATGATCAGCCTCAAAATTTTATACATGCTTTGCTTAATCTCCGCCGCGAGTGCATATCGCTCTGCTCTTGGAAATTGCAGAAGGCACTGGTTTCCGTATTTGATCATGTCATAAGTTTTCTGCAGTATCTTCAGCTCTTCCATTCAATCCCTCCGTGGTTGAAAACGAAAGGGAGCCTTGCGGCTCCCTAAACCAGATTTTCAGGGTTTCAGATATCAGATACCCGGAATAAAAGCGGAGCGGAACCCGATGCTCGTGTATGAGTGCGAACGGGAGTAGTTGCCGTACAGGCAGAAGACACCGGCGTCGGCACCGATGTACCAGTAGCCGCCGCGATACGCGAGCCTTTCAAGGCCTGCACCGTTGTTTATATAGAAATAATCTCCGCCATGATCTCCGTTGTCTGCAGGGTAAAGTGCAAGGGCTTTGAGAATTTCAGGAACAGTGCTAACTTCTGCAGCTTTTCCGAGGTTTTTGAACTCTGTTTCTCTCGATGCATCTGCCTGGTTTGTTATTGTTTTGCAAAGTGTCACTGTACTACCTACATAATCCCACTTTAAAGTTCCGTCTGTGTTGGGATTTGCAAGGGAACCGTCTTCAAGAATAGCTCTCCAAAACTCGCTTGTAGATGATTGGCTATTATTTGGATCTGCAGCATTGTTATTTGGTATAATCTGAATTTCTCCGCTTAATGTGCGATAGCCACCACACCATTCCCATACGTTACCGTTTAAATCCCATATTCCCGTTACTTCTCCGTTATGACTCCAGGTAACTGGGCCGGTGCCGGTTAGTACCCTTGATGTTTTTCCTGCATCCTGGTGGTTTGGGTTTGGAATTGCTATATATGTTGTCTCACTGTGGTCCTTACCGTAGTTGTTATTTCCTTTAGGCATAAGGTTATTTTTGCGACACCACAAAGCTATTGCTGCCCATTCCGCATGGGTCATAAGGTGCCAGCCTCGGCCTTTTGCTTCACACGCCTGTCTCGCTGTATCAAATGTTACGTTTACAGTTGGATCCTCTCCTGGTAGACTATAAGCTCTGCCATTATGGATCTTGTTCTGGAACTTGGAAATGTAAATCTCCGGAACTTCGATACCATTCACTATAAATGCAGGGTGCGTGCTATCGCTTCCGCCGTCGATAACGTCTGAAATCTTGAATTTCGGAATGCGGACCATTACACTGGGTAGTCCTTTGTCGTCCAGGATGATTTCATTTCCTGGGCATGTTGCTTTGAGTGCTAAATTTACCAAATCAAAATTTGCCATCTGTCAGTCCTCCTTTATATTTCTACTGGTACCGGATGTTCAAGGCTCCAGAGCGTCAATGTGACCTCGTCCATGTCTATTGGCAGCGGCTCTGGGATTTCCTCTTCGCTCTCCGGTTCTGTGTATTTGGTTGCCGGTATATCAAGCTGTGCTACATAGTACAGGCCTTCTCCTGTGCCTATTACCAGTTGCTCGTCCCTGTTACTACAGATATCAATGTGCACTGGCCAGTCCCTTTGGTATTTAGCAACATTAATGGTGAGCTCATCGTCTCCAAAGGTTACTTTTGTTCCGTTTTCTTCATAGGCAATTTTGGGGCCTTCGTTCTTTTCAATTACCTTCATACGAGCATTCCTCCTTTAATCCTTAATTTCAATGTTACGCTTGTGGCGCTGCCATCAAAGGCTATTTTGAAGCCATTCAGCTGCTTGTCAAAAACTGTAATGTCTCCGACATTGCCGTTTGCGCTGACTATCTCCCAGCTCACATCGTAGTTTAGGGTCTTCCTGGTGGTCACTAAACTCACGGTGTAGGCGCTGTCGTTGAACGGGAATTTCAGGGTGTTGGTAAGGGTGACGGTCTGAATTTCATTGAGAAACTCGGCCGCGAAGTCCGCCACCTTCTGCCTTATCCAGCGGTCAAACTGCATGAAGTAATGCAGGAATACCTGAAAGGCGGTATGGCTTTCCTGGATCCCGTTCTCCATGTTGTTAAAGTTGGTAGCACTTTGAGGAGTTCCTTGCTGGATAACCTCTCCCTGCGCTTTTGTTACTGTGACTGTTCCGTCGCCGTTGTCTGTTATGATCCTTCGGTTCGGAAACTGGGTCACATGGTCCTTCCATTCTGTCTGATTATGCACGCTTTTTCACCTACCCTTCTTGAATTATGAATGTGAACCTGTATAAAATTCCTTCTTGCACATCCTTTCGGACCAGGCTTTCCGGCTTTGAAAGCCAGAGGTTATTGTTTGTGTCGTAAAGTTGAACCTCCGTCACATTGATATCCCCTGGTACCGTGTGGTCAATTAAAAAATCGACCGCCAGCCTGCCATCCGGAAGGACGGAAACAGAAGAAATTTTAGCTTTGTAATAATTGCCGCCTGCTTTGTATCTGGCATATGCGATTGTTTTCCTGGTATACTCCTTATATCCTTCAATCGCCGCAGCTGTTAACAATCCCATGGCTTTCCTCCTTTCTATAGGTCGCGCTCTGCTTCGCCGCAAAGCTGATAATCAAATACCGAGCCTTGTGCTGAAATGCTTGGCAGTATTGATCCGTGTTCTATACCTCCCACTGTGTTAATATCCGGGATGGTTCCTGTCAGTGGATATTCGAACGTGTGAGCCTGGTTGTCCACCTGGATTTTCATTGATATATCGGTCTGGAAGAGCACTGTGAATGAAAGGTGCGAAGGCTTGACGCTTCTTACTGTGTTTATCAGCTCCTGGTAGTCCACCATTGACTCTCCTGGCAAAACGGAAACATGAAAGGTGTATGTCCCGTTTTCTTCGGTTACTGTGGCCTCTCTTCCTGTCACGTCTCTTACAATCCGTTCAATTCTTGCCGGGTTCATTGGTGATCGTTTCCCTCGTTTTATGATTACTCGCTGTCTGCGTTCCTCAAGGGAAAGGCTTTCATCGGGAGCGATATGGTATCGTTGCTCCCAGTATTCTATCCCCCAGGTGGCTGTCTCCGGAAATGCCTGAAGCCGGAGCTCTTCGATAAACTGCCAGGCCTCGTCAATCTCCAGGCCCATGACCTGGAATATCCACTTTGCTACATAGGACTTGTCATAAATCGGTGATACGGTCTTCATCATTCTTTTGGCCGCCGGGCTGGTAGGGAAATTCTCTAAATTCATTCGCCACCACCTCCGCCCGGATCAATAGTGCCTGTTACCGGGTATTCGTCCTCCTCAAGCACGATATTGACGGTACCTCCGTTCATGGTCAGTCCAGTGAAGTCTTTCACTCCTTCTGTGTTGGTTAAAATTGAGCTTACCCTGTTGTATCTCACTACTCCTTCCTTCTTGGCTTCGACATAATATGTTCGAAGCTGCGCTTTGAAACGCTCCAGAACAGTTTCCTGGTTCTCACCTGCCTTTAATTCGAGCGTGAAGCTATAATTTATCTCCTTGGCCGTCGGTGCCTCTACGGTGACCGTGGCGCCTATTGGAGCCTTCCTCTGCATCCTGACGTCCGGCGACATTATGTTGTTGTAAACTGCAGTAATTATCGCCTGGTTGGCCGGTTGGCCGTTGGCGTCAATTACGACCACTTTCACCGTTCCTGGTCCTGCCCATTCCGGCATTACCAACGCGGTACCCACGCCAGGAACCTCCTCCGCCCATCGCTTATAATCGCCATCGCTGCCTACAAAGCTGGCCTCACTGGCTGCGTCAATTTCCATGATCCTGTTGCGCAGCTCGTCGTCGCTCTCTACTTCGGTCCCGCCTGTGATTGCTGCTTCGTTGGTTACTGATGTAATGCCCTTGATTGGTGTCATCATCAAAGTGACCGTATTGGACGGCACGTTGCCTTTTATTCCTGGCTCGACGGCTGTTATTTGAACTCTTACCGTCCCATCCTCGCCGATAGTGTATTTCTCTGTTGTCTGGTACTCAATTGCCGGCGAGTCCGCTGTGGCCGGTGCGGCAAATTTGAAACCTGCAGGTATTGTCGTTCCTGGTATGCCTGTTATCAGCAGCTCTCCTGAAGCTGCATTTGCTGGTTTCCTTGTTATGCCGCGTCCTTTTGCATGATAGTCCAGCCATTCGTCGTAGGCCCACATTGGGAACATGATCTTCAGGGTTTCTACGAGGTGGAATTCCAGCATTTCCGCTTTTTCAAGTGCTGTAGGCTTGGTGAAATCCCAAGGAAAGCCGTTTTCCATATCGTCTATGTCCGGTGGCAGATTTTCCATCATGCGCTTGTGAATTGTTTCAGCATCCTGGCCATTCAAAAAGCTGGGCGGTACAAACTCTGGTATCGACATTCATTCCACCTCCTTATGTTTGAAAATTCACGCCTATTTTTTGCTCTTCCCACTCCTTGCCCTTTACGATGAACTCGCAATATAGGCTGTCGCTGCTCCATGTGAATTCAAACCCCCGGACGTATTCCGTCCTGGGGTTTACCATGAGCGCCTCCGTGATAGTTCTCTCCAGGGCCGATTCGACCGCTTGCCTGTCCGCCTGTTTTAATGCGTCATAAAGCTCGATGCCTATGTCGCTGCTATATGCCAGTCTTTCCAGGCGCTCTGTTAGCACGGTTTTAATGCACCACTGCTTGTATGCTTCCTTTCCTTCGGCCACCACCAGTTTGTTAGCTCCATCTCGCCTGAAGTCCCCAAGCTCATAATCAAAATAAACGCTCGGCTTATATTTTTGCTCTTCTGCAGGTGTCGATATCTTAATCTCTGGAACTTCAAAGACAGGAAACAGGTTTTTCTCTGCCATATGATCAGCCTCCTATCTTTGTTGCCGGTAGTACAATGTCAATGACTACGGCGTCGTTTTGTACCCAGGCTACCAGGACTCTGTCTCCCGGCTTCAGCCAGTGCATGCTTTCCGGAACCACTACATCATGAACGTGTGCTCCTTCTGTGTTGGGGTGACTGTGAGTTCCATCGCCCTGGTACTGGTCATGACTTCCGCTTGGGCCGTGAGAGTGCTGCCCTTGCCCGGTTTTGGTCTTTGTTAGTGATTTGCCTGGGTCATGAGTTACATCCCTGCACACCAGGTAATCTGTTTTAGGTATTGGTATCGGGAATGTGTTTGTCAGCAAGCTGTAATCGTCTTGAATTACTCCAAAGTCAAGCAAGAGGGGGGATTTATTCACTTCCTGCATGCGTTGCTGCATTACTCTTGCCAGCTTGTTTATGCCGGGGTTGCCCGATGATGGCTTCATCCTCCCACCTCCTATGCTTTAGTTATTGTATTTGGTTTTACCCAGCCGATGGCGTCCACGTGATATGGGCATGGCCTTGAAGTATCCACTTTAATGGTGATGGTGCATTTCCGGTTGGTGAATGTTTTTCCTTTGCCGTTACCGTAGCTGTCGCGGTATACCGGTCCGTTCAAGATTACGGTATCTCCCTTGTTGAACTCTCCGGAGCTTGAAGCTGCAGCTGCAGTGGTTGAGGCCTGGGTGGTAGTAGCTGTTGTTGTTTTGTCTTTTTCGTCCTCCAGCTCCATGGTCATGGTTCTGCTGCCGGCGTCATGCCTTATAGCCTTGATGATGTAGTACCCGTTGAGGGTTCCGGCCTTGACGTGGATTTTGTCTCCTTTCCGGATCATTGGCACGTCCGGAGCTTCGAGGACTATTGTCCTGGCCGGCTTGCCCTGTTCGTCCAGCATTTCCTGGGCCGCTGATTTGGCCGTGGCCAGTGTGTCGTCTTCGGATCTGTTGTAGATCCTCTGGCGTATACCATACTTGGTTTGGCCATCGAGTACGGCCTCTACCGGCTGCCTGCCTTCGCTGTCTTCCTTGCCTACCACCTTTACCCTGGTGACAAGGTCCGCGGTGCTGATCTTATCTCTGACCAGTGTTGCGTTTGTGTCTTCGTCAAAGTGGTATATGGTCTTGTTGCTCCCTTTTGGCAGCACGCTTACCTTGCCTTTTGTGGCCCGGATAATGCATTTAGGGGCGCCTTTCTTCGCTGCATCGTCCAGAAGCTGAAGGAGGATGTTGCTCAAATACTCGTTTTTGAAAGGCGTCTTTGCATGCGCTACGTCCGGGCCATCGTATTTCTCTACGGGCACTCCCCAGTCGTTGAATATCCCCATGATGGCCGATTTGGTTCCTGTGCCGGCTGCATAATACCGGTTGTCCTGGCTCTGCTGAAGGTTGAAGAGCTCATCATAAGCCATAATGTCAAATATCGTGGCCGTGTTCCCGATTTCTCCAGGTTCCCATTCCACGATGGTTCCTCTGGCGACCTCGTCGCTGCCGGTTCCCCAGTCTGCAATAATGGCCACTATGCATCCTGGCTGCGCAATGCTGGAGAGCTTTTTGCCTTCGTATGTGATATTGTGAAGTGATAAGGCGGTTCTCATGGCCAGTTCTGCGTCGCCTTCCTCCCATCCGATACTCTCGGCGGCCTGGGTGACGTCGATCTGCTTTCCTGAAGATGTGATCAGTATCGCTCTGTATTTGATTTTGCTTATGTCTATCGTGGCTTTTCACCTCCTAACTTGGCAACATTAGGACTTGTCCGGGGTATATGAGGCTTGGATTTTTTATCTTGTCCTTGTTCAGGTTGTAGATCTCCATATACCTTCCGCCCTTGCCGAGCGTTGCCTGTGCAATCTTCCAGAGGCTATCCCCACTCTTAACGGTATAAGTTTTGGCCGCTGCTTTCGCTGCCGGGGGCCTGGTTGATGCGCTTGTTTTATTTGTCTGGGTCTTTGGTTTAATATTCAGTTCATTTACTGTATAAATTTCTATGGGTTTTGCTTCTATGAAGCTGATTGTGTATTCATAGTCGCCATTTCCTCCGGTGGGTTCTGCAGTATAGCCATCCAGATATACGTCGTGATTGATTATGGTCTCGGTCACCATGAGTCTTATCTTGGTGCCTTCTTTGCGCCATCTTTCCCAGATGTTTATGATCTCTTCTGGGCTTTGCCAGTATTGTGATTTTACATAGCTGGCGTTCCTTCGGCTTTTGCCGGGGAGGGTACCGCTCCACGAGAAAGTTAAAAGGTTGGTCCCTCGTGGGATCCTTACCTCCCCGACGTTTATAATGTCATAGACCTGAAATGCGGTATCGCCTTTTTGCTTTGCCTTTTCGGGGAGCATGGAAAGCGCCAGCCTTGCTCCTGTTGCTATTTCAGTGAGGTATATATCCATTACGCTTCAGCTCCTCCTTTCACCGGCATATTCGCAAAAATGCGGGCCAGTCTTTCTGCCAGCTCGTCTCCTATGTCGTCAGTCATTTCGCGGATATAAGCCTTCAATACGGCCAGCACTTTGTTCTCGTCGGTGGTATCTCCGCTGCCTTCAATCGTAAATTTAGGCTCTGCTTTGACCTCTACTTTGATGGTTATGTTCTGGCCGACTCTTCCGGTTGCAGACGCTACCGGGATTTCGTCCGGCTCCTCGCCTACTATTCCGCCGTCTTCGTATGCTCTGACTCCGAGGAGCTCACCGGTTCGCTGCCATAAATCAAGGCCTCGTTGTCTCTTACTTGGGCTTAACGGGATAAGGCTTTCAGCTCCGTCCTCGGCCACTATACCCATATGTGGTTTTGTCATAATTCCACCGTATGCATGCTCAAGGATACTGCCTTTGCCTTTGCTGGTTGTCAGGCCGGTTTCCTTTGAACCTTTCTGTCCCAGGCCTCCGAGCCAGTCTTTGAAGCTCTGCCATTTGTCGCCAATCCATTCACCGATTCCACCGAGCTTTTCTCCTACCCACTCCCAGGCCTTGGTTGCTCCGCTCTTGATGGGTTCCCAGACTTTCTGTTCAAACCATCCCGATACTCCGGACCAGGCTTCGCTTATGGCATTCTTTGCTGCTGTGAACTGTTCTCCCAACCATGCTCCTGCTGTCTGTGCTGCGCTTTTCACCGGCTGCCAGACCGATTCATCAAACCAACCTGAAACAGCTCCCCATGTCTCGCTTACCCAGGTCTTGGCTTCGCTCCATCTTTCGCTTACCCATGCTCCTGCAGCCTGGGCTCCTGTTTTGACTGGGGTCCATATTGACGCTTCAAACCATGATGAAAAGTCGGACCAGCGCTCGCCTATCCATGTTTTTGCCTCGTTCCAGCGGTCGCTTACCCATTGACTGGCTGCTTGCGCTGCATTGCTTACCGGGGTCCATATCGATTCGTCAAACCACCCGGAGAAATCACTCCATTTGTCACCGATCCAATCTCTTGCCTCGCTCCATGCTCCTGCTGCGATGTTAATTGCTGAAATACCAACGTCCTTTGTCGGGGTCCATATCGAAGTTTCGAACCATTCACTGAACCCGCTCCACTTGTCACTGATCCAGGATCCGGCGTTTGAAGCTCCGGTCTTAATGGAGTCCCATGTGTTGCTTGCCCATTGCTTTGTGTTTTCCCAGAACTTTGATAAAGCTCCGTCTTTGTCCGTTGCGTCTGATAGGGCTTTGCCGGCTTTATCTCCGGTGAACAGAGCTGCTACTCCTCCTATGCCAGCTCCAATTAATGCACCCGGCACAGCTCCTACGCCTCCGAACAATGCACCAATACCTGCGCCTATGGCTGCACCTGTTCCAACCATACCTGCTTTGGTTCCTGCGGTTACATATTCATCTTTAGCAGCTTTGCTATTGCCAGCCTTACTTGCTTTTATTCCCTGGTAAACATCAATACCAGCTGATCCAAGTCCAAGAATGCCGCCGATTATTCCAGCAATCGATGCACCTCCGACCGCTGCAGCTCCGCCTATAGTTGCAGCTCCACTACCAAGCGCATAGCCTGTATTTGCAAGTCCTGCTGTTACTGCACTTCCAGTGGTCCCCATTACTACGCTTGCTCCTTTGCCTGCCGGTGCATATACCGTGTATGCTTTTCCTGCAGCGGCAGCGGCTCCTGGTAACGCCAATGTAGGAGTTCCTCCTGGCAATTGCGGGGTTCCACCTCCGCCGGGTAACCTTGGCATGTTTGGTACTGGATTAGGATATACATTTGGCAAATTCCCATTATTAATCGTTGGTCCATTTACATAAACTACGGATGCCGTTACTGTCATGGTGTTGGTTATGAAATGGTCCGGAAATGGCGAAGATGTCGTTGTAGGCATTCCATCTTTACTGCCTTTGCCAAAGAGGTTAATTAATCCTTTACCGCCTTTGCCGATCAGCTTGAAAATTCCGAGTTTTTGAAGCGCCAGTGCTATTGCTCCGGCCGACAGCCAGGATGTGCTTGTTGGTTCCTCTCCTCCTGGGAGCAGCGTTCCCGCGTCCTTGAATACGCCCTTTATGGCGTTTAGGATCGCTTCGCCTACCTTCTTGCCGTCAAATCCTCGCGTGAAGCCTTCAGCGAATGAAGCTCCTATGCTGGTCCCATCCTCTACGGCGCCTTTGGCGTCTATTCCAAGTATGGCCAGTAGTCCGGCCGAGAGCGCAGTTCCTATTCCTTCACCGATTTTGCTGGCCTTGTCTGCAAGCCAAGCCTTACCGGTTGAATTCCACCATTCGTTGAACGGCTGCGCTATTATCTGATCCCATGCTATCTTCAGCTTTTCTCCGAAGTTTTTAGCGTCTTTCCATTCCTGGGAGTTGACCATGCGCTGTATACTGTTTCTTAAGTCGTCCACTCTTGTCATTACCCACTTGGAGATATTTGCTCCAGCTTTCTTCCATGCCTCTCCCCATTCGGCTATAATGTCCTGGTTATCGTCTATCCATGTTGTGAGTTTTTCAAGTCCTGGCTTTACACCTTCCCACAGGCCTTGCCCCCATGGTCTCAAAAGTGAGTTTTCGAGAGTGTCCTTAAGGGTTGATATCATACCCTTCGCTGTTTTGGATTGGTTGGCCATCATTCCACCGAAGCGCTTTTCCATTCCTCGCAGCATGGCTTCTATAACCTTGGATGCTTCTATTCCTTCTTTACCGATGTTCGCTACCTGTTCGCCGGTGAGGCCGAGCTCTTCTTGTAGTATCTGGTTAGCCGGTACGCCGAGCTCCTGGAGCTGCAAGAGTTCCTCTGCCTGCGCTCGACCTTTGGCTTGCATTTGTCCGAGGGCCCTTGTGATCCTGTCTATTCCTTCAGAACCTGCTCCCAGACCGCTGGCCGTGTCGCCTATTACCGTTAGCATGTCGAGCACCTTGTCAGCTTCAAATCCGAAGGCCATTAGCAGTTTACTGCTGTTGATCAGTTCCGGAAATTCGAACGGTGTTTTGTTTGCGAACTCTGACGCTTCCTTCAAGAATTTTTCTGCCTTCTCGGCGCTTTTTAGCATGGTTTCAAATGCGATCTGTGTCTGTTCGAAGTCGCCGGCGATTTGCATTGGCTTATAAATACCGGCAAATGCACCGGTTGCACCGAGTATGGCTCCCTGTATGGATGTCGCGAAGTTCCATAGGGCTCTTAATGGTGCTGTGGCCAGGTCGATTACTTTCATCGTAAAGCTGAACGTCTTACCTGCTATGCTGCGTGCTTTTGATGAAACTTTACCGACAATGCTTGACGCCCTATCCAGTGCGTCAAGGACGACCTGGTATTTTGTTTTGTTCATCTGGTTAAGCCGTTCCTGCGTCCTCTGGTTGGCCTCGTCAAATTTATTTATCTTCCGTGTTGCCTGGGAGACGCCAGGATCTGTCTTATCCTCGACGTGGATAGGTATCTCAATGCGAAATGTTTCAGCTGCCATCCATCAATCAATCCTCCTCTCCTTCGTTATTCTCTTCCTCAAGCTGCACGCGCATAGAGGCTAACATAAAAGCTCTCACTCCTGGCGGTTTGGCCATAACCTCGTCCGGAGGAATGCCCATCCGCTGGAATATGTGATGGAGCAGAGTGGCCATTCCCCCGGCCTTTATGAGTTTTTTGCGGTTTCCTCCGCGGTCACTGAATAACCGCTGATTTTGTCGATGAGCTCAAGTACGGCATCCTTCTCTCCTGCGAGCAGGGCTTTGTCGATGAGGTCGACGCCGTTGAGCACATTAAGTGCCTTCCATGCGCTCTTGTTGTCCCAGATCTTTGCCCTGTCCTCTTCTACAGTCGCCTGGTAAATTAGGGCGCTTCTGTATCTTACGGTGTCGGTGTATTCAGGGAATTTAATACCGAGCTGCTTGTTCCTGACGTATTTTGTGTACTTCTCTTTGCATTGCTGGTACTCTTCCTCGGTCAAAGGACGGATGCGGAATTTAAAGAGAACCACGCCGTTTCTTGCGATCTCGATGGTTTGAATATTGTCTTCCTCGGTCTTGAAGTTTGCGGCCGCCAACAAGCCTTTGAGGATATCGTCCTCGTATGCCCTTAACTGGCCTTTGTTCTCCTCTTCAGTAAGCTCGATCTCTTCGATTTTGGCTTTTTCGATTTTATCGTTTGCCATGATTTCATAACCTCCTTAAATTAAAAAATTGGCCGCCCTGGTGTGCAGGACAGCCATCGATATTTGGTTATATGCCTGCACGCTTTCATTGCGTATTAGGCGGTCAGTACGCTCTGCAATTCCGGAGGATCGTTCACAAAGAGGCTCCATGCTCTCTTGATGGTGTCTCCCACGGAAAGGTTCTGCAGATCTATGGTGCCGCTTGGTACGCACTGTCTGTAAATCATGCGCTGTTCGCTTCCGTTGCGTCCCTTCACCACTCCCTGGAAGTTCCATGCCGGCATTACTCCGGACTTCATTCCCTGGAACAGTTCCTGGATGAAGCGCTCGTCTGCAATGACCACTTCGGTGAAGGTCAAGGTTACGCCGTAGGCCTGGAACACTTCATGCTCCTGTGCATCCCCCAGCGGCTGGTATTTTGTATTTGTCACATTGACCTGGGTCTGGAATGTTTCAACGGTGGCCAGCATGACGCCCTCGTCGTTGTAAAGCGCGCCGTCTTTCCCGGTCAATACTTTCCTGGCGTCAATCGGTGCTCTGTTATTTAACATGCCTTATCCTCCTTCCTTAAGATTCTGGCGAAAATCTGAACTTGAATGTCAGATATGCCTTTTCTATGCTGTCGATATCATCAACAGCAATTACGAACCATGCGCTGTCTCCTGCAGGCGGATTGAGCGGATCCTCATAAACGGTACCGTCGAGCAGTTTCTTCTCACCGATCATGGCGTTTACAACGCCCTGGGCTGCAGCGATGAAGGTTGCTCTTCCGTCACTGTCGTTGTTTATCTTGCCGATCAGCGGGTCGGTCGTTGCTACTACTCTTTCGATAAGCTCAAACCTGGTCTTGGTCCTGCGGATTTTCTTCCAGCCTTCATCCTGGTTGCCGTTTGGTGTTACCAGGGTGTTGATGGCGCTTTCGATCCAGATCTGGTCACTTGCGTTCACTGTGAGAACAAGGCAGCCTTTCTGCAGCGCCTTCTCAATCTGGCTATTGGTCAGCGCCTCTGCAAGGGAAACAAAACCGTTTACCACGGTGTGGGTCAGGCTGGTGTTGGCAGCTACAGCTGCTATCATGCCACCGATCCTGGCTGCCAGCTTGTATCCGTCATACAGGTTTCCGCTGGCGTCATATGCTGGATTCAAGACGTAGACTATTTTCTCGTCATTGAAAGCTGCAGCATGATTCATCCTGGTATCGAGTTCCACATCCTTTGTCTCCGCTATGCAAGCCATCGGTGTGGCGCCGGCCAGGTAGATCCTCTGGATGAAGGACTGAACCAGTGCATGAACGGCCGTATCCTCGGTATCTACACACAGCACATTCCATTTGCTTGCTTCCAGAACATTAAGCGCTGCGCTGTATTCGGCATTGGTTACGGTCGGGTTGGTTCCGGCCGTCATTGCTGATTGGGCTACTGCTGTCAGCAATTTGCTTCCATCAGCGAGCTTTTCTGCCGTGAAGTTCTGGCTGTTTGCGAATGCTGCCACGAGAGCTGCCGGCTCTCCTGACCCGGTTGACCCTTTCGCAAATTCCACCTTCTCAAACTCTGTGGTTCCTGAATAGATGATGCATTCGCGCTTATCGTCGTTCAGAAGGCTGTCTCTGATGGTTACATTGAACGGACGGTTGCCGACGTATTTTGCGGTAATCTTCACCACGTCAGCTGAAGCGCTGTCTTTCAGGGTTATTGTTGCGGCGGTTCCTCCGGATCCTGCTCTTACTGCTTTTACTTTGCTGCAGCCTCCGTTGAACATCTCTGTGATTGCATCTACGGTGAGCTCTGTTCCAAAGATGGAAGCTGCCGCACTGGGGCTGTCAAGTTCTACGAGCTTGTTAAGCGGTCCCCAGTTTGCCCTGATAACTACTGCGCCTATACCGTTTACGGCTCCGGCCAGCGATACTCCGCCGGCGTTCTCGTATCTGGTATAGACACCAGGGCGAACTTTCTTTTCACCTATCGTGAAAACTCCTGCCATGTTACTTGACCTCCTTCGTCATGAAATCTTTTACTATTTTTGCTGCCTGTGTTTTCGTGGCCTTTGTAATGCCCGCCACGCGGAAGGCAGCTATTACGCATTCAGGCATGACCTTTTTACCGAACACTTTTTCAGATGCTGCAGCGAGCTCTTCGGCCGTGTATTCGGGCTCCTGGACTGTCTGCTCCACGGAGCTGGTCTTCTTGGTGTTTTCGCTTTTTTCAGCCATAGAATAACCTCCTATTCCTCATAGTCTGTTCCCGCGAGCTTGTATTCGACCGTATATCCTGCGGTTGGCTGCGGTGCTACGTTGACCTTTACCTTTTCCTCCAGCTTCTCACGCGGTATATTGGTCCTCGCCAGCACATGCGAGTATTTTGGCCTACGGAGTATGCCAAACCGAACATTTATTCGAAGTTGTCCTGTTATAAGGTAATTGGCCGCGCTGTCGGCCCTTATGCTTCGTATAAACATGGGAGATGTGTCCAGCATTGTAACCTCTCCCTGGGTTGCCAGCGTGTCTACGAGGTATTTAAGCCATTGCAGCCTTGCTTCTGCGGATGGAGCAAACACATGTCCAGCTATGGTCCCGTGCATCCATGCCACTGTATTTGTTTCCTGGGCCATTTCCAGGGTTGCAAGCCTGAAATAAAATGCAGGCCTGTCGTTTGCTACTGTGAAGTAATCCTGGATCTTATCCCGGCCTATCAATACAGCAGCCGGCTCCCATTCCTTGATGAACTCGTTCATGGCCATGATGGGGTCCGGGTCTGTGGTTTCTTGGCAGGGAAAAGCCAGCACGTCAAAAAGAATAGTTATGCCGTTTACATGGGATCCTTTTAGCGTGTTGCTGCTTACTTCGAAGCTGTCGGACCTTACCCAGGCCAGGCAATACGGAGGCTGTTCTGCCGGTTGCATGAATACGTCGCATAAAACAGCGCGCACTTCCGGCTCTATTTCTTCCGGAGGGGTTCCGGTCTCGTCGCACCATATGTTGAGCGTCATTAATCCGGAGCTTTGCCTTTCCGGGTTGGCCTGCATATCCACCACGAAATCAATGCGCGGGTACTGCTTTTTGCCTTTCCAGCCTTCCTCCTGGTCTCCAGGAGCTGCCTGGTAGAAGATTGCCGGCAGTTTGTTGAACTTGGCCAGCTTGTCCGTCAGGTCCTTGCTGGCTATAAGTCGGTTATAAATCAAATCCTCCAGCGTCATTGTCATTCGCCTGCCGTGCCTTCAGAATTGATGGTCTCCATATCGGTGGTCCATTTGACCGTCCACCTGCCGGCAGCTACCTCTGAAGCAAGTATCGTGAAGTAGTTCGTGACGTTCCCAAGGCCTGGCAAAAATAAAACGGTCAGCTTTTTATCGCTCACCGCTGTTACAATCCCATTCCTGGGTTCATCCCATGTCTCATGCTTCGCTCTGATTAAATCTCCTTTATGCACGCTGGCTTCATCAAACACTGTGTTGACGGTGTCTTTAATTAACGGCATGGCTTCCCTCCTTCCCTGAATTTATTTGAGATATGGCTCGCTGTAGATTTCCTTAATCTTCGGCTTTGCGGCCTCGATTATCGGTTCCTCGAATGGACGCGGCTCAATGGTCAGGTGGTAACTTATAGTCTTTGTACCGCCTTTCTTCAGCTTCTTGGTCTTCTGGACCTCGCCGTCAAATCCTTTTTCGAGGATTGGTGCATATTTCACGTCCGTTATGATTGCAGGCCTTACCGTCAGACTGCTGCCTGCTATTTCGGATCCTGTCCTTGGTTTCCAGCTCATACGCAGGTTTCCGGTTCTTGCTGCCGGTGGTTCCCCTGGCGCTGACGCTGTGTATCTGCTGCTTGAAAAAGGCCTTTTATAAACGCGGCCGGACCTTTGGCCACGCAGGACATTGAGAGCTGCATTTCGGAGCTCATTGGCGGCCCTGAAAGCTCTGGATTTTGCTTCGTGGTTTATCTGGTCCACGATCTTGTCTATCTCGGGCTTAATCTTGATATTCATGGACATCGAAGCGTTCCTCCACATAGTAAATGGTCCAAAGTCCCAAGGCGCCCGGTTCGTCTACTCCCTGGATGAAGAATATTCTGTCTCCAAAGACCAGGCGGTCTTCCGGAGCCGCCTTGGGTTTTCCTTTTTGGACTATTACATGACTTATGGGATGTTGGAGCTGCCGCCATCGCTCCTTTTCCTGGGGTTTGGCCTCGGCCAGGATACCTCTTATTGTCTCTCCGTCGTCGCTGTATCCGCTTTTTGCTCTCCCGCGTGAGCTTATGGACCTGTCTTTCTTCTCTACAATAAAGTCTTTATAAAGGTTTCCTGGCCTGAGATACACATCCCCCACCTTCCTTTCGTCCTGCTGTCGGGTTATCCATCATTCCTTTGTAGAAGTATGGGTCTCCGCTTATCGCGGCCGGATTTGCGCTCGGCACTGAATAATTGCCTAATTCGGCCTTGAGCTCCTTATACATTTCACGCCATACTTCTGCACGGGCCTGTAGGCCCAGGGAAAGAGGACCGACATCTGTATCTACCTCGTAGGAAAATCGCCGACATATACTTTCAAGTAACACCAGCTTTGCTTTTTTCCACTTGTTTGGGTACATCTCCAAAACAGCATTGATTTCCTCGTCGGAAAGGGCTGCTGTTTCGGCTCCTCCCTCTACCATGGTGTCGCCAAGCTCAAAGCGCATTCTATCTTTGCCTTTTTCCTTAATCTTCGTTGGGTCATAGGTGTATTTTCTCTCTGCCATTATGCATCACCCTGACCCTTATCCTCCTCGTTGTCGCCCTGCTCTTCCTCTCCGCTGGTCTCCATTTGGGCTACCCTTTCCATGATTGCTGTCTTGACCGTTTTTCTGTAGTCAAGCGCATCAATCAGTATAAGGATTTCCTCTTTATCGATTGCGCCCACTTCCTTGGCAGCCTCCTCTGCATTAAGCTGCAGGGTAGCTATAGCTTTTACTATATCCTCTGGCGTCATTTCCAGCTCAATTAGGCCGCCTTTTGCAGTGATAGGTATAATAATACCCTTTTGCTCTTTTTCGTCGTTCCTGGGCGATTCTGGGGCTTCTCCGCCGGTCTTTTGAAGCTCGGCTACCTTCGCTCTTAAAAAATTGTTTTCCTCCAGTAGCACGTCAACATTCACTGCCGGAACTATAAGCCCTTGCTTGATTAAGACCTTTTCACGGCTCGGAAGAACGGCTTCAGCTGGAATAGCGTCGCCTTCTGAATAGGCGACGCCTCCAAGTACACACGCTTTTTTGCAAATGTAACCGTAACTGTTACCGTTCATCTGTGCCCATCCTCCTTCTTTTCTTTTATACGCACTGATCAAAGTAGATTGCCAGATCGTCGCAGGTCTTCTTCATGTCAGTGGCCATCAAGCCTTCGATGAACTCTGCATGTGTGCCTCTTTCTCCTTCGTACTGGTCAATTGCGATGTACTGACCGTTTCCGAGCATATCCCAGGTGAAGATGTATCCTGCGCTGGGCTCATCGATGGAAGGATTGTCGGTTGCATAGCAGAGCAGTGCGCCGTCGGTTGCACATACAAACTGCATGTCTTCCTGGCCGATGCCGCCTGCGTTATAAGTGCTTTCGAGAACCTTTACTTCCTCAATCTGCAGGATTGCCGCAAGCGCTTGAGGTGTTACGATTGCAGGGTTGGCAGTGCTACCGGTGTATTTTACCCTCTCGACAATATCTGGATGGTTCTTCAATGCGTTGTATGCGTCAACGCCAAGAGCCAGCCTGTTAGGTTTTCTGCGTCCAGCCTGTTTGATGTCCTTAATTCTTGCATCAAAGAAGTTAACGGGATCGAAGTTGGCATCATTGAATTTCAGGAATTGGTTAGCGCCGGGGTTAGCTGCTACACCTGTCCATACGTTCTGCCATGCCAGTGGGTTGAAAAAGTTTGCGGCAAAGATGAGGTCCAGGTGGAGCTTCAGCTGCTCGGTGACAAATCTTACTTTTGCCCTTCTCGGATCTGCCACGCCAGGAGCCTTTGCTCTCTGATAGTTCAATGCGTCGATCTGGTCGATACCGACGATTACCTGGTCCACTTCGCACTTGTAGGTGTTGTCTGTCTGTCCCATCAGTGCAGGCTGAACCTTTCCGAATGCAGGTTTCCTCTGCACGTTGTCTCTCGCAAGGTCAGCCTTGCTGAATGTGTAATAATAGCTGGAGCTCAATGCCACAGGACAAACCGGGAAAATTGAGGGTGCCACAAAGTCTCCTTCCTCCTGGAAGAAAGCCATGGACATGTTTGTCAGGTAGTTATTAGGCCTCCAGCCTTTAGCGATCTGTACCTGAATGTTAGATATGCTTGTTCCTTTCATAGTCTGCTATTCTCCTTTCCTGTTGGTTTTAAGCCGGCATTTTGCCTGACTTAACGATTTGAACTTTGATTGCCTGGCCTGCAGCGGTGGCGGCTTCGAGTGCAATTGCGGTGACATAGTCTCCCTGTGCGGCAGTTACTGCTGCACCGTTTGCATCAGAAGTAAGCTCTGCTCCTGCTGCTACAGCTGCTCCGGTTACCCAGAGGCCGATGTCCTTGATCTGAACGGTTACATCATCACCGGCGTTTACAAGCTCCGGCGTAGTTGCAATGAACAGGCCGATTGCGTTTTCGCCTGCTCCTGCAGGTGTAATGTTCCCGTTGACGTCAAATTTTGCAGCATGGAACGCTGCATTTGCCATTTGCAATGCTGCCTTTCCGGTGATTACCGGGCTATCATTGATTCCTGTGCTGATAAACATGTTCATTCCTCCTTATCTGCTTTTTTCGTACTCATGTACGAGTTCAGGGTGAAGCTGGCATGCCTTATCGATTGCTTGAGCTCTCGTCAAGTTGGGCATGGACTTCTGGATCTCATCAGCGTGCTTTTCAATGGCCGTCCATGCATCAGCGGTGCCAGAGCCGCCTTTTTTGCCTATCTCGGAGAAAACTCCGGATTTCTCTACGGCTTCGACGCTGGCGTCAAGTATGGCGATCATCTGCTCATATGCATTGCCGCCGGCTTTCTTCAAGCTCTTAAAGAGAGGTACCAGCTCTTCAGGCTTTTTGCCGATGATCTCATACTTCTTTGCAATCTCGATCAGCTCTTTTTCCTCTGCCTGGTCTGCTGCCTTGCGAAGTCTTTCAAGCTCCGCCTTTACCGCAGGATGAAGTCCCTTGTAGATGTCTTCCTCTTCTCCGGTGTTCTGGTTGTCCCCTGCCTGGCCTGCGCTCTTGTTTACTTCAGTTGCAGGTGCGGCGGGATTAGGGTCATTTGCGGGCTCGTCAGGAATGCCGGCCTTCTTTTCGATAGCCTCAAGCATTGCGAGCTCTTCAGGTGTAAGTTTGCTTTTGTCAATCTTCATATCCTCTACGTCTCCTTTCGATTTTTTTTGTTTTGGTTTTTTGCATCTGTCCTTAACGGACGTGTCTTCCGGATCCGTGTCCGGATTGTCTTCCCCTTTGGCTATGATAGCCTCCAGCTTTTCCTTTGCTGCCTTGGCCATTTCAAGCCTTACGGGTGTGATTGGCTGCTCATTCTTTGCGATTTTGTTTGTGGTCTTTCCCTGCGCCCATGTTGGGATCAGCTCTTTCACAGCCTCTGCGAACTCGTTCAGGCTCTGCTCCATCATGCCTGGTTTGTCCTCTTCCGATACTTCATCATCGCAGATAATGGAGCACAGGCTTTCCTCCAGGGCGTAGCAAACGTCCCAGATTTCGCTGGTTACTCTCCTGCGCTTCTGCTCATCCATCTTTTCTCCGAATGTGGCAGCTTCATAACCTTTGGCGATTACTTCGATTGCCTCGCCTACGTGCTCGTCTTCAGCTATGCCCAGAGCTTTTGCTATTGCAGAGAAAAACTTCTTTACTGGGCTCTCGCTTTTCTCACCTCCTTTCGCTGCAGGGGGTTCGGTAGATTTTGCTCCCGGAGTTCCGTCTTTGCTCTTAAACAGCAGGATATTTGCTTCTGGGTTTGCTCCGGCCTCGACAAAATCCACCTTGGTGATTTTAAGGTCTTTTAGTTTGAATGCCATTTCCGCGTCTCTCCTCCTTTCCCGGCTGATTTATATAAAACAAAAAACGACGATTGCTCGCCGTCTCTTGATTTACCGATATTCTGTTATTCCTCTTCGGTGACTTCCTCTCGGATGGCCTCTCCCTCAATGCTAAACATCGGGTAAGTACCGTCCTTTACCTTTTCCCAGACATCCGGATCTAATACTTTGAAGCCTATCCACCAGCCTTCAGGCAGCGTCCCTTCCGGAATGTTCAGGAGGCTCATTTTTTCCTTAGTGAATACCATACTCTCAATGAGTACGGCCACTCCTCCGCGTTCGTGCTGCTCTCCACCTTCGCGGTAAAGCTCCACGAACTTATACGCGGCCTGCTCCAGCTCTTCCGGGTCTATCATGTCCTCGTGATAGTCCTCTATCTGTTGACCGCTGGCCGTAACTGCTACATTGGCCCATCCAAACGCCAGCATTTTGTCGTCGTCTGATTTCTGGATCTTGAAGCGACCTTTTATCACGCCTGAAGTTGATTTTGCCGGTTTCGGCTGGTCCTTCTTGATGCTCACCAGGTCGCTGAACTTGGCCATGTTATCTACCTCCTTCCAAAAACGCAAAAAGACGGGGATCTCTCCCCAGTCTTCTTTTAAATCTTAAACTCCCTCCGATACCATTGGTGGAGGTCTTCCGTAGTGTTTAGCTTGGCCGCCAGCGCTTGGCCGCCTTCGACCAGCTTGAAGTATTTTCGCTTAAACTCTCCAATTCCCAGGACCTTAAACTGCCATTCTCCCTGGACCATTCCTGTTGATGTGAATGTAAATCCATTGTCGGTCTCCTGGGTTACCTTGCCTGGCAGCTCGTGTCCTCTGTTGGTATCAAAGAACCGGAGGGCTTCTTTGTGAATGTGAACATCCAGCGCTATCCCGGTGAAATCTTTTTCTCCCGGTGGCTTGAAGACGTATACAGCTCTTTGGTCTATCATATCGTAGATCCCACCTTTACAAAATCTTCTATCGGTATCCCGTTTACCTTGGTAATGTGCGCCTGTTTGAACTTCTCCAGGAGCTCCGCGCGGAGGGCGTTGCTCTGGCACGATATTCCGATAAATGTCTCCTTCGCTATTCCGTGCCTGAACATGATTTCATTGCCGTACCGGTAGCTTGTGGCCATTCTCTTGATGAATTCCACCGGTGAGAGTCTGCCGGCCATGGCCGACGGATCCGAGCTCCCGAAGGAGTCTTCCTCGTATGCGTACCAGTCGGTTCTCTCCATGACTTTTGGATCAATAAGAATGCGGTATCGGTTCCCGCGGTAGCAGTCGTCAAACCTTGGATTGCTTTTGCTCTTGACGCCTAACCTGGTAAATACATTATCGCTGCCGCCGGTCCTGAAGTCTTCTACCGGGCTTGCTCCTGTGCGCCTCATTCCGGCTCTGAAACGGTTGTTATTTGACATCAGGCCTGGGCTCTGGATGATCTTCACTATGTCGTCTCCATCCGGAACTCCTGTCCAGACGTATTTTAAGCCTTCCTTCTTGTATGTCTCCACGATGCCCTCTTCGACGTATGTTGAATATCCATCGAAGACTTTAACCAGTTTCATGTTATTTATACGCTTTGGGTCTATTCCTTCTTGCCTCATTATCATATCCAGTTTAATCGGTATTTGCTCCGGCGTCAAACCATCTAATTCCTGGATACGATGCGGAGCGTGTTGCCATACAAGTCGGCTCATTTTGAATACTTTTTCTGCCTCGCTGTCTGGATTCAATAAAAGATCATCAAGCTCCAGCTTCTGCAGTATGTTTCTCATATTGGCTGCATCCGCAGCTCCATTGGATGTTACCGGCGTTCTCAATCTGAAAAAGCCTCGCCATCCGTTGTATCTTCTGGACTGACCATCGATGTAAAGCTCAAATGTGGTTTCTCCGTCAGTTACCTTTATGGTCCGGATGGAAGCTCCAAGGTCCGCCTTGGAAGCAAAGAGCTTTTTGGCATCGTCCGCCAGCTCAAACTCCAGCTCTCCTATCTCTCCTATGGGTTTCATCTTATCCCATGTCTTGGACCATGTTTCCCTGGTCAGCTTGCCGGTTATTTCATAGACCTCATATTCCGTACCGCTTGCGTCGTCTAATATGCGCATCCTCCTGGCCGTTAAATTGAGGCCTTCAACGCTGCCCTTGTCGCTTCTGACCGGAACTCCCAGCTTTTTCTCTGGAATGATTGAGGCGTCTTTGAATATTTCATCTGCAGATATGATCTCTTTGGCCTTCTGTGGTGCCGGCGTCCTTGCTGCAGCTTTCCTCGCTGCTTCGTTGGCCAGCAGCCTATTTCTTACCTGGGCGCTCATTTCTGGTGCTTTTACCGGGTCCGATATTGCTGTTACCAGCTGGGTCTTATTCATGTTGTTGTAGTATGGGATCTGCTTTTGCTTGGCCAGTTGCTTAAGCTCGGCCATGTTCATCTTTTGCAGGGTTTCCGGGCTGTGCGTTACTGCTGTCAGTGGCTGCTTTATGTGCTCTGCCGCTTCATCCGCCCAGACGAATACTTGTTTTTTGCCGGTTCGCTCGGTGAGAAGGTCACTGAAAAACTGGCGATAGTCTTCTCTTAACCGGTTTTTTCTGTCGACGATAATGTCCAGTAACTCCTCTGCTTCTTTGCCTTTCCCGTAGAGAGCTTCTGCATAGTCCCTGAATATTTCCCGGTATTGGTTGTCCGGGATCGCCTCCACTCTCTTGATGTATGTCAAGGTATCCTGCAGATCCAGATCTATTTCTCCTTTTGCGAACCTTCGGAATAAAGTATTATAAATCGGTTCTGTCTCTCCATAGGTTGCATTGGGGTGGTATGTGTAGCTCATCTGCTGGGCGCCTATTTCCTTGATATACCTGAAAGCCTGTTCTTTGTCTGTTCCTATGAGCCGTCCTGCGTCGTCCATTACGAAGTTACCGCCGTGGCTGTCAAAGTTGGCCAGCAGCCAGTCGGTTACATGCTCTCTCTGCAGCTGTGCGGCCGTTCCCGGTGGCAGCTGGTCGCTGGTGTATTGCCAATGCTTCAGGTCTATCTTATCTTTGACGGTGTTAATTCGCTTCTGGAAAGCTCCAAACTTGCCGCCCAGTTCTCCGGTTCCTACGGGTACCGCTGTGTCTGGATCTATTATCGCCTGGACCTTATATCCGGCCTCCTGGACGTATGCCCTGAAGACTTCTGGTTTTCCAGCTTTGCTTTGTGCTGGTTTGAATAGCCATTCTTGGCCGGTCTCGTCGATGTATGAATGCATTTCCCCGGTTCCTCCGAGGTTTGCCTTGCCGTTGTATTTCATGCCTGGCGGCATTTTCTCTGCCGGTGGTATTGCCGGCTTTGCTGGTTCCGGAGGCTCCGGTGTCGGTATCTGATCTTCCGGGTTCCAGTTCTGGATCACTTCCTGATCAGGTACCGCCTGGTATTTCGGTGGCTCCTTTTCAACATAAAGCAGCGCGCATCTGCAGCGTGGATGTGCCGGTGGTGTTTCCTTCTGGCCGCTGTATAATTCATTGCCTTTGAAATCAAAATCAGCGCCCATTTCCACTTCGACGCCATCCAAGGCTCCGCAGATAGAACACACGCCTTCATCTGCAGCTGTACTCCAAACCTTCACGACCTTGCCTATAAGGTTCTGCTCCTGGGCCTGCTTTATCCCCTCATCAGCTCCTTTATTGTAAGCAAAGGCCATTTCGGTTGTGGCAATAGTGAAAGCTCTTTGCCTATGCTGCTTGGCTGCATATTTTGCCGCTGCTTCTTGAGCCTTTTTCTGGGCCGTGGATTCCTTCATTCCTGGGTTGTTCTCCAGGAGTGTGTTTTTCACATGCTGATAATAGTTCAGGTTGGCCTTGGCTTGAACCTTGGTTAGTCCTATTGTTGGTCGGATTGCTCTGGCCAGCTCGTCAACAGAAAATGCTCCGCTGTACGCATGTTCCAGCATGGCCGATATTGCTTCCTTCTGTTCCTCCGCTATTACGGTTACCCATTGAGCTCCGTGTTCGTTGGTCCACTTTAGAACTCCCTGGCTCATTGGGTCGAAGAAATATTCCGGATGCGCTGCCATCAAATCTGCGTTTGCTGCCTGCATAGCCTCAATCCATAAAGGCTTCAGGTGTTCGTTTACAAAGTTTGCATAGTCGTTCTGCCAGGCCTGGATGGTCTTCTCGTCAATGTAACCGTTGAGAATTGCCTCTCTTAATTCCTTATATGTTATGGCCTGCTGCTGGTCCTTCCATAGCCTGGTGAGGAAAAACACCGGTTCGGGCTCCGTTGCATCCAGGAATGTATTTAACTTATCGAGGACCTCTTGCGCTGCTTTACTTTTCTTCTTTGCCTTGTATATCGGATGAAGGTGAATTGACTTCCGGATCCTGAACATCAATCATACCTCCCTAATCTCTCCATGGCCTTCTTTACAGCTTCCTCATCGTCCTCTAAATATCCCAGATCGTCAATGTCTGCCTCCTTGCCTGGCTGAACGTCAGTATTGCGCTCTCTTGTTGGCCTTGGCTGCCTTGGGTTGGTCTCATCATCCAGCCTTTCTGGCAGGCCGGCCACTTCTCTCACGTAATCTTCGAGATGGTCGTCTGGTACCAGTATGCCGACACCGGTCATATCTTTGATGTAAGAAGCCAGAGCCTGAATGTCTGCGCTCTCGATGTCTCCGTGCTGCAGCGTCGGATAATCGGTAATGCCATCGAAGTGTTGAGCGTTTAAATCAATCAGCGCCGGGATTGCTTTGTTGTTGAAGGTCTCACAGATGATGTCCAGGTAAGCTCCGACGGCCATTGCAAAGAGTTCTGTCTTGTCGCTGGATAATGCAAAGCTGCCCACCTTCTGGTGACCTAATAAAACGAAATCGGCCAGGACGGTCATTGCTATCCTGGTGTCGTATCTCTCGATGATTGCATTGGTGTCAAACTGCCGGCGTCCTCCTGTGCTTAATAACTCCAGCTTCCAGCCGGCCGGCAATGTCAAACCTTCGAGGCTGTCTCGTCTGATACTCTGGACGATTCGGTCTGCGGCCAGTCTGACAGCTACCATTTCTGGGTCGTCTTCATCCCAGATGTTCATTCCCTCCGGAGCTGTCAATGTCGGAAAACCGGCCAGGTCTCTTTCGATACCTATTCCCTCTATCTCCTGGATCCTGCGCTTGAAGTACCAGCTGCGGTATGCGTTACGGAGAATGCTCTTGCCTTCCGGGCTGCCTTTTCGGCTCTTGGTCCTGAATATCAGCAGCTTTTCAATCGGTATCGTTATGAGCTCATACTTTGGCGGCGGCATCTGAACCATTCCCAGGAGATTGTCCTCGTCGTCATATAGCCATTCCCAGAGGGTCTCCTGCGCTCTGATCGGCAGCTTGCGCCATCCTATGAGGCCATCGCTGTATTTGCTGTTTAGTCGTGGATCCTTGCTCTTGCCGGCGCGGCGTTTATACACTATTTCGTGTGCGCTCCATCCATATGTCAAGAATGAAAGGATTTCCGATATCGTGTCTGTCCATGTATCCTGCATATCGTCCATGCACTGGTAGATGAACTCTGCGGCCTCCTCGTCCTTTGCTGTGGGTCCTCCTGGTTGAACCATCCAGGATACTTGTCTGATTAACATTTCAATTGCATAAAGAATTGCGCCGATTACGTCGTCGTTCTCGCTCATCTCTTTGTAGACCTCGACGCCTTTCCTTCCCTGGAGGTCCTTCAGGAATTCCTCATAGAAAAAGCCACCATATCTCTTTTGTCCAATGCGGCCGATTTCCCTGAAATTATCGTTAGCCATTTACTTTCTCACCTCCCTTTCCGCCTTATCTTGGCTACACAAACATGAACCCTACTATCTGCACGTTGGAGTTTCCTTTCAGCCTGAATTCCTCGTCGTAGGCGTTTTTGTAGTAGTCTATCTTTGTGTGCAGCAGGGCCGTGTTTGTGATAAGCTCGACGGCTCCGGTTGGCAGCTTGACAGCTACTATCAGCATTTGTGCTGTTGGTCCTTTCTCTTCAGCCTCCTGAAGGAAACGGGCCCTTAATTGATAGCCTTTGGTGTCCATGATGGATCTCTCCTCTCTTTGTTTTTATTTATCCCTCCTTTCCCATCCTACCCGTCGCACTATATAGTGATAGGTAATAGGTAAAAGGTAATAGGTTAAAGGTAATAGGGTACCAGCAGGGCTCGTTCTGTGCTTTTACTGTGCTTGTATGGTGCTTGCACTGTGCTTTTTGCAAAGCCGCATTATTGCTGGGTTTGGAACGGTTGAAGCGAATAAAAAATAAGCGTTTTGAACGCTTTTGTAAGCTCATCATTTTTGTGTCGATTTTTATCATTCGACGCTGTTTTTGAGGTTACCTCACCTTTTGTTGTGCTCTCCCTGTGCTGGGTTGGTATTGGTATCATTCAAGCACCATACTTGCACTGTGCTTGTATAGTGCTTTTTGTTATCGCCGCCAGTAGCTGCTCTTTGTGAGCGTACTGGTCTTTGGCGGTCCTGTCATGGACGGTTTATCCATGAGATATAAAATCCCTTGCACCAGGGCGTCTACTGTATCCTTGTATTGCCCTTTTGGAAATATCAAAAGGTCATTGATTAAGTCGTGTACCCATGGGTGCGTTTCTGGATCTGGGAACCAGATATTTCCCGCTTCAAAGTAAGGTGTTACACTGATTGCACGCTCTTCCTTACTGCCCTTCGGGTTAAACTCCACCATGCCTGGGATCTCTTTTTTCAGAAGGTCAACGATGGCCGGGCCATTTGCTTTGTTTTCTATAACCTTCGCTCTGGCTTTTGGCCACTTGCCTGTAAGTGTGCGAACTGCAGCCACGCTCTCTGTGAAGCTCATTTTGTCGTTCACCAGGTCATGGATGTAAATGTTGGAGCCATTCCTTCCCATGACAATGCCTGCGCATTTGGCGCTGCCTTCGCTTTTAGTGAACGGCATATCCCAGGATTGAATAAGCATGCTTTGGTGAGGTGCTGCCTTGAAGAAATTCCCCAGCCATTCTCTCTTGAATATTAAACCTTCAGCCGGCGCCGGTGTCTGCTGGAACTGTCCGGCATATTGAGCGCTTCCCATGGATTTCTTGAGGCCTTCCAGGGTTTCTTTGTCAAAGCGCTGTGGATTAAGAAGATCTCCTTTCTCCCGGATAATCTCACGGCCACTTATCGGAAAATGAATAATTGTCCTTTCTGGAGCCTCTGCAGGCAGACATACATGTTCATATCCCAGCTGCTCTGAAAGAATGTAGCCTGTCAGGTCGTTCTCATGCAGTCTCTGCATGATTACGATTATTGCGCCTTTTTTCGGATCATTGAGACGGGTCTGCAGCGTGTTCTTAAAGAATGCTATCGATGCTTCTCTCTCTGTGGCGCTGTTGGCCATGAGAGGATTTTGCGGGTCGTCCACGATGATTACGTCTCCACCTTCACCGGTTAATCGGCCGCCTACGCTCGTGGAGAACATCATTCCGTGGTGATTATTTTTGAACTCATCCTGCCTGTCGACGTCGTCCTTGATCTTGAACCGGTCTCCCCAGTTTTTCTGGTACCATGGGCTTCTAATAATATCTCTGCAGAGTACGTTATGCTTCCTGGATAAGCTGTCACTGTATGAAACTTTTATAAAACGCTTTCCCGGTTTCTTGATCCATGACCAGGCTGGGTAGCACACTGTTGTTTGTATGGACTTCATGTGCCGGGGCGGGATATTGATTATAAGCCTCAATATCTCGCAGTTATCCACCGCTTGGAGATACTCGCTTATTAAATCAATGTGCCAGTTCTCTACATACGGTGTGCCTGGTTCGATAACTTGCCATGCCTGCTTGATGAACTCTGAAAGGTTGCGCTCCGCTTTTTCCTTCAGGATCGCTTCCCGCAGAGCGTTGACATCAAACATCGGGCTCTGAATGTAGTTTTTCCAGTAGCTGTTCAAGCTCCGACAGCTCCTCGTCAGATAAACGGGAAAGGTCCAGGCTCATCGGATTTTTAACCGTGACTTCTCCCTGGTGAATGACTTTCGCTTCGCCGCTTATCTGTTTGTTTTCGGTGGATTCGCCGCGGCTCAATCTTTCGATTTTCACTCCGACATCGACCAGGCGCACGAGGTCGGCTGCGGTTATCTCCTCTTCCGGCATGGTCAGCAGCCTTTTGGCTGCCTTGGTGATCATTTGAGAGGCCAGCAGTGCATGGTTCTTCCGCATTTTGATGATCTCTGCTTCATTCTGCTCTCTGGCCAGCTCTTCCAGGTAGGCGTCATATGCGGCCGCTCGTTCTACCCAGTTGTTTTTCGCGCTTAACTTCTTTAAGTGGTCCAGGGAGAAGCCTATTTCCTTGGCCAGCTTCGGAAGGCTGCGCGTCCGGATTGGTCTGTCCGCCGTGTTCATGTCCCGGTATGCACAGAACTTTTGATATTCCCTGGGTGTTTCCCCTGGGATCCGCTCCCAAGGATAGATGTTCTCTTTGCGTTTCCCCATGCTGCTACCTCCTTTCCTGAATATTAAAAGGCAGGTCCTTGTTGCGACCTGCCGTTATCTCCTGAATATTTTGTTTATTGTGCGGATTAATCGGGTGAATGCGCACCTTGCTTTAAATATCACTATTCTGTACCCCCCCGCAAGGCCATTGAGCTTGTCGTTCTCCTGCTTAAGCTGCATATATGTCAGCTCCTGGCCATCTCGCAGGCAGGTCACTCCGATATTTCCTGTAAAACGCACATACCGGTTAATGATCACATCGCAGTATCTTGGATCCAGCTCCACCATGTTGCATCGCCTGCCGGTCATTTCAGCTCCTATAAGTGTGCTCCCGGAACCTCCGAAGAAGTCAAGCACAAGGTCTCCTGGTTTACTGCTGTTGTCTATGGCTCTGATTGCAAGTTCTACCGGCTTTTGTGTCGGGTGTTCTGTGCCAGTTTCTCTGGCCACTTCCCAGACGGTTGAGGCTTTATTCTCCGGATACAGGCAGACGCTCTTGCCGTCGCTTAAGCGTATATACCTGATCTTCTTGCCCTTTGGCGGCTTGTCATTGATGAATACCTTTCCTCCGGCTCCGTCGGTCAATACGACACCTCCTGTGAGAACTGTTGCCATGTGGTTACTGTCCCGGAGGACTACTTTCCAGGTTGTCCTTTGCGATCTGTCTCCGTAGAAGTGGGCGCTCTGGCCTGCTTTCTCTGCATAGAAACACGGTTCATGTGCCCATTGGTAGTCTGCATGACCCAGGACCGGTGCATTCTTTACCCAGATGATGTACTGCTTCTCTATGAGGCCTGCAGCTGTCATGGCGTCCTCAAAGTCTCGCCTGGTGCTGCTGGCATGCCAGATATAAAAGGCTGCGTCCGGATCCGTGAACTCCACGTAATTCTTGAATGCCGGTATCAGAAGGTCAGCCATTAAATCGTCACCGGTAAGATCATCGTTCTTGATCATGTCGAACTTGCCGCTTTGGGTCTCATAGCTCACTCCGTATGGCGGGTCAGTATTGACCATCTGGCCTTTTTCTCCGGCCATCAGTTTCTCGATAGCCTCTCTGTCAGTTGCGCTGCCGCATATCAGCTTATGTGTTCCAAGGAACCAGATGTCTCCTGCCTTGGCCATTGGTATGTTTTTGGTCTCCGGCACATCGTCGGCCTTGTCGTCCACCGTGTCGTCTGCTCCTTCAAGAGCTGCTATGATGGCCGCCAGATCTTCCTCGGTGTAACCTGTCAGCTCCACCGGTACCTCGCCGGTGTCCATTTCGTTTATTAAATCGATCAGCATTCCCGTATCCATGGTTGAGAGCTCTGCCAGTCTGTTGTCTGCTATAAGGTCCGCCCATTCCTCGGCCTCGCTGGCGTAGTCCTGGTAATCTACCGGGATGTATTCGCTCTTGATGTGAAGTGCTGCCAGGCGTCGGCCGTGTCCTTTGACAATGAAGCCGCTCCTCTTTGAAATGGTGACCGCCGCTCTCCATCCGTTTGCTTTGATGATGTTCCCCAGCAGCTCTATTTGAGCTTGGCTGTGCTGGTTCGGGTTCTTGGGGTTCGGGATTGCCTTCTCAATCGGAATGATATCATCATGAGCACAGAAAACCGGAATTCCATCCGGTGTTACTGCTCTCGGTGTTGCCTCGGTTGAGTAGTCAATCTCGATGAAGGTATTTGTTGCCTTTTTCTTGGCCATATTTCCACTCCTCCACGTTATCAATTTTATAATAATAAAAGTGCCGCCACAGTGCCCAGTTTGTGCCCCGTGCTGGCATGGTTCTTGCACCATACTTTTTCAGTAAAGTTTCAGGCTGTCAATGCCAAAAATCAAGGCAGAGAGAGGCTTTATTGCTGCGTTGATATTCTTGTAAACTGTGCGCCTTTCGATGTTCTCTTCCTCGGCGATTTGCTCGGCTGTTTTTCTCTCCTCGTTTATGTAGGTCTTCATAATGATCCTGTAGCACCTCATCTCATCCTCCCTACCTGATTGCTCGCAGGCTATCCTGAAATATTTCAACATCTCGTCTATGTGTTGTAGGATGATGAATGTCCTCTGCTGGCTTCTCTTTATGCTCTCGATATACAAGTTATCGTCGAAGCTATACTCATCCAAACCATCTAATATGTCTATTGCGCTTTCCTTTGCCTGCTTGGCGTTGAACACGGCGCCCTGGACATGTTGCTTCAGCATTCTGTAGTTCTTAAGCAGCAGACGGGTATTTCGTAGTCGTCGGTCATACCTGCCTTTCCTCTGTGCTTTCTTTTCCTCGATTAAGTAATCCATAGCTGCCTTGGTTCCTGCCTCTACTCCTTTTTGAATTGCTATCTCTAATACTCTTGTGCTTAAGCAGGCAAAATTCATGCCTGCTATGCCCATTGACTCCTTGCTGTTCATCGCCATACTACCCTCTCCTCTCTAAAATGGTAAATCCTCATCGCTATCCACCGGTATGAAGCTATCCTCCGGATAATAATCGCTGCCGTCATCCTGGTGGATGTCTGCTCCGGTCGTGCTGTTTTGTGGCTTGCTGTCACAGAACTCTATTTCCTCGGCCCAGAACTCTGTAATTTTGCGCTTTTTGCCGTTGCTGTCCTCTGTTACCCTGGTCCTCACTGTGGCCACGACAAGGATCTTGCGCCCCTTGGTCAGATACTTTGCTGCAAATTCAGCCTTATGCCTCCATGCCACAATGGTTGGCCAGTCGGTTCCGGCTTCTCCATCCTTTGGTTTTGGCCTGTCTACTGCCAGGTTAAAAGTACACACCGGTATTCCGGTGGTTGTGTAGCGGAGCTCTGGGTCGCTGCCCAGGCGTCCTGTGAATATTGCTTTGTTCACGCGATACATCTCCTCTCTAAAATCTTATTTATTGTCTCTTCCGGTATGTAAAGGATCGGAATGTTCAGGTTCTTGGCCAGCTTGATTTCCGCCTTCATACCTTCCGTTGGTGTGCCAAATACCCAGAGCTCGTCACATCTCTTCAGGATCTGCAGTCCCATCTCCATGCCGGCAGCTCTTTCCTCTGGGATCCTGTCGTCCAGATAGGATGAAAAATAAAGGTGTGGAGCGATCGGTATCGCTCCGGATTCTGTAGCTGCCTGGCAATATGCTGCAGCTTTTTTGAGGTTCCCTTCTATATCTCCTCTCATCGGGCTGGCGATGTAAACCATGCGGCCGTCATTGGGTTTGTATGGTAGTGGTCTGTGGTTTGCACAGTGCTTGCCTGATGCTTTTTTGTAATAAGGGCATGTTCCTGGATATATATCCTTGGTCTCTTCTCCGAGCTTGCAGTTCCCGCAAAACTCAATCATCATAGCTCTATCCCTCCTTCAATATGGCCATTATTTTATTAAATTCCTGCGGCGGCATCGGCTCCCTGAAGTTTTCGTAATTGCTGAAGGTTGAAGGGCTGACGCCTATTGCTTTGGCGCAGTCAGCTATTGTCATGCCTACAAGCCGCCTGATTCTCTTCATCCGGTGAATGTCTACGTTGTTCCGGCGGTTTTCGTTCAGGGCTCTTTCTGTCCTCTGTTTTTCCTCGAGCTCCCTTTTGGCCTCCTCCTGCCTGATGTGGCATTCCATGTTGCTGCAGGTGTATAAATATCCGCCGGTACTCTTGCCGTCCTTGGTGTATCCATCCCAGAAGCCTACCGGCCTTTTGGTAGGCTCCCGGCAGATCTCGCATTGGTTGTTGTGGATCATTTTACTTCACCCTTCCGTCCTGCTGTGGCCAGGTAGTCCTCGATCTCTTTGATTTTGTTCCTTTCGGCGATCTGTTCCCTTATTCTCTGCCTCATGAGCGCTTCCATGGCTCCGACGGCCACGGCTGCCACCTGGGTGAGCTCCTTCATCATGTTGTCATAGCCGCCTTTTTTCCGTGCCTCTGCTCCATTGTCAAACACGGTCTCGTTTACGGCCTGGCAGTATTCTCCGAATTCTTCTCCAAGGATCCCCGTCCAGTATTGAGGCGGGTGGTTTTGCTCTCCCCATTTTTCATCCTGGCGATTACGCTCTTGGTTGACAAGCTGCAGAGCCTTTTGTCTTGTGCTATTTTTTACTAATTCAAGTAAAAAGTTCTCAAAGTTCTGATCTGCAACTAACAAATCAAGGGTAGGTTGAAGCTCAGGAGGAACGGACTTCAAAAAAGAGATTGCCTTATCAGATAATGGAAGTTCAAATTTATTTGCTATTGCCTGATTTTCTACTGAACGATAGTCAGATCTACCCAGGAGATAGTCAGCAGTAACACCAAAAAAATCTGCAGCTTTGATAATAAAAGAAGCATCAGGCTGGCGCTCACCCCTTTCATAATATCCAAGGGCGGACCGGGAAACATTCAAGGCTTTTGCAGCTATTTCTTGGGATATTCCCATTTCTTCACGAAGTTTAAGTAGTATTTTATTTATCATTGATATCCTCCTTTCGCAGTGGGCACCATGGCGGGCTGGTCCTGGCGTATCTTCCTAAAACGTGCCGGTCTTCCTTCCTGCAGTAGTGCCGGTTCCCTCTCTTGCCTTCCGGAGTTATTTTGCAGTGTTCGCATTCCTTGCATTGCGGCACGTCGTTTCCTTTGTCCATCGGCATTCCTGCCGGCCACTCCTGGATGAGGTCCTCTCCCCATGCCTCCTTTATGTTGTCTTTCAGGAATACCGGTATCTTTTCCATCCTGCAGGTCATGACTATGTTCTTGATCCAGTCTTTCTCTGGCACCACCTTGTTGCTTTGGACTCCTGTCTCTGCTCCGACGATTATCCAGTTAAAGTGCTTTAAATTTTCAAGCGCAATGCCTGTAATTTCGCCGAGCAGCGGTTCAATGCTTAAAAACTTTTTAACTCCTTTCAATTTAGACAGGTCCTCCGCCCTGCACGGGGGTATAAAATCGGCGCTGTTGTTTACTGTTGCTCCGTACCAGAAGTTATCGCCGGTCCGGAGTATGCCTTTTTCGGCCAGTTCAATGTATCTGCGTGGGTTCTTTGTCAAAAACATGTAGGTGTGCCATGGGGCCGCGTCGCAGGCCCTGAATACTTCCTCAATCCAGCTGTCCGGTACCCATGCTCCGAATAAATCGCCCATGGAAACTACAAAGATTTTCGCCGGTTTCTTCTTTTGCGCCGGCATCGGCAGGCGGTATCTGTGCATTATCGGCTCAAATCCCACCGGGTCCGGTATTACCTTACCTACATGGTTTTTAAATGGCTTGTCCAGTATATAAAGGCCGTTCTCGCCTCTCTTTAGCTGGTCAGAACTCTTATTCAGCCTTACATCTCCGGAGAAGCGTCTTGCCTGCTTTGCTGCGTAGCAGTATGGGCAGCCGTGCAGGCATCCCGTGACGGGATTCCAGGTGAAATCACACCACTCTATCTTTGATTTGTTCATCATATCCCTGTGCCTCCTTTTGATATGTTTTCTTTATCCTTTCAATGCTGGCTACAGCATCTTGAAGTTTACGCTGCAGGTTATCCAGCTCTCTTGGGTACCCTCTGCTCAATGCCTCATCCAGCGTTTCTGCTCTTCTCCAATAGGACCGGATCCCGTGTTTCTCCATGACCGCGTCTATGGCTTTCAGCTCTTCCAGGTCGTCTTTTATGTCCCTGTATCTCCGGAGCTCCTGTTCAAGCTCTGCTATCCTGTTCAGGAGCTTTGATTTTACCTGGTATCCCAGTTCCCGGTTGCTGATCTTGTTTTCGAGCCAGGCCTTCCAGTATTCCGTTTTGTCGCTGGTGAACGGGAACCTGTCGCTGTCCAGCCTGCTCATGATCACGTATAAAAGCAGCTCGGCGCTTATCTCAATGTTGCGGTGGATGGCCTTTTTCTTGGTGGTCAGGCTGCCGGTTGCCGGGTTATACCAAATAAGGCCAATGCTATCTTCTACCTCCTGACGCTGGACCATGCCGGTCGGTGTCACGAAGTATAGCTCATGGCAGTATGGCATGTACCTGGTGTATTTGTTGTCCCTGAGGAAGTCGCTCCTGCTGGTCTTTATCTCGTATCCGACGATGTTCGGGTGTGCCCAGCTCTTGTAAATCGCCAGGCCGTCAAACTGCAGCATTCCTGGGCCGGTAGGGCCTGTCTTGCATTCAGTTATAAAAAATTCCCTGTTGCCATGCCTCTTGGCCAGCGCCTGTTTAATTTCGAATGCCGACACATTTTGTTGCACCTTTATTCCCCCTTCCCTTGATTATCTCTTCCGCCTCCTCTATGGTCAGCTGAGTGGTTATCCACAGAAGGAAGGTTTCAAAGTCCGTGAATTCCTCGGTCCAGGCGTCTCCTGTGGAATTGTCCACTGCGATGATGGTCTTGCCTTCTATCCTGTAAAACTTCCCGAGCGGCTTCCTGATCTCGATTATCTTTAGCATTTCTTCCTGGGTTACTTTCTGGATCCCGTTGGCCTTTGCCCTGGCTTCTCTTCTCCTGTCCATTATGTATGCCCTTACGACCGGCACATCGCGGTCCTGAACGGTGATATGCTCCTTCCCCTTGTTATCCCTCGTATAAACTATTAAAGGCTTTCTGGTGCCCTTTGTGGCTCTCACGACCTCATATATTCCTTTGGTCTGCTCTATCTGCCAGCCGTCTTCTTTCAGCCAGCTCTTGAAATCCTCTATCTTGCTTTTGTGAAGTAATGATCTATTGGCCATATGTTTAACCTCCTGAAAGGCGTTATTTTCTCGTTCTCTGCTTGTGCAGTGCGGGCAAACATAGCCACTTTCCGGTATGTGCGCCTGGCTGCTTACGTTCCATTCGCAGCCGCATCTGCTGCATTCGATGATCCTTGGTTTACAAACGGTCCCATTCATTTGCTCTCCTTCCTTGGTGGGTAATATTTGCCTTTTGTCCCTCCGCTTAAGAAGAATGTCTTTCGGCTTAATTCTTCGGTCTCGCCTTTGGCCTCGTGCTCCTGTTCACACTTCCTGGTGAGCTCTGCTGCTCGTTTTTCTCCCCAGTATGCTATGTTCCATCCTTGGCCGCACACCTCGCAGTAGGCCCATCTTTTCTCGATAACCGGGTGCTGGTTCCTACAGGCAATTGCTGCGCTCCGTGTCGGCCAGCTGCTATGGCATATTGGGCATTCGTAGTAAGTCTCTATCTTCATGGCCATCCCTCCGTCAATTCTCGTAAGGGCAGCCGTCTGTCTGTTCCTGGGCTACGGGTATATTTAAATCCATGAAGAGCTTGTATTTCTCACAGTTTTTGTGGTCCGGCCTCTTGCAGCCTCTGCAATCTGTCAAGGCGTAGCTGGCCATGTCGTATAAATCGTCTATCTTGATGTTCACTGTGTCTGGCTCTCGGCCGAGCATTACATTTGCCCGGTCCACCACTCTTACTTCTGTATTTTTCGCGGTCCTTATAAGCCTTTTGGCGTAGTCGGCATCAAGTCTCTTTACGATGCTGTCGCTGGTGTGGAGTAGGTGGGTGGCCGCTGTCTTGACTCTCTTCCTCTCCTCTTTGGTGAGGCAATTTGTCTGCTCCAGCCATGTGTTTAAATAATCCCATATGACCAGGATCATTACATGGTGTTCCCGGTCTATCCGGTTCATGTAAGTCTTCATCGTTACCCTCCTTGCTATTGCTTTTCTGTTTTTCACCCCATTCGATCATTTTTTCAACGTCTTTTATCATTAAGGTCAGGAGCTCTGCATAGTCCTTTGGCGAAAGTGTAATTTTTAGTGTTGCGTGTATTCCATTTATATCCATGTGGTTGGGCCTCCTCTCTCAAATCCATGTTTCGACGATCACCGGGTCGTCGTTTGGCATCCTGTCCATGATCATCATCTCCGGTGGTTTTGCTTCTCTGATTTCCTCCAGGCTTTCGGCGATGGCTACCATGTTGGTTGGCTTGTCCACGTCCCAGAGTCTGGCTACATACTTTCCTGGGTAGTCTGAAGGGCTGTTATAAACGCATATCAGCGGAAGCCTCATTATTTTCATCAGATTGCTCATGTCAAATGACTTTACTACCTTGTCTTCTGTTTGCATTGACCTCTCCCCCTGTCATTTTGTCTATAATCTCAAGGTATGGAAGTCCTGATCTTCCCCCGGTCTTTATCTCCCATTCCGGATGGAGCTGCTCTTCCGATACGCTGGCCATACCTGGCGTGGTCCATGTCCATCCGTATGCGGTTACAGTCCTCTTCTCCTTACCCTTGTGCTGTTGCCAGCTCTCCAGCGCTGCTTTCCAGAACTCCCATGGTACCGCGTAAAATCTGCAAAGGCTGAAACTCACCAGGACGAGTGCTATTGCGTGTGGATCCTTGAGCCAGTCGTCGAGGTATTCTGCCTGGTGAGGCTCTACCCGGTTGAATGCGATCCGGTTTTCTTCCGTGTGCTTTGCTTCGATGGCCACCGGTATGCCTTTGTATCTGCCCAGGTAATCTACGCAGCTTTTATGCTCGACCTTCGCACTACAGACCTGACCTTTGGCGTTCCGGAGTGGTAAAAACTCCGTTGGCACCTTGTGGACGCATGCTATTCCGTCTGCCTGGTACCTTTGGTGAACGAACCTTAAGAAATCCTCGAATGCTTGTCCTCTGTTCGCATGGCTTCTGCTCATTTGTTCACCTCCGCGGAAAACAGGCCGCTCTTGATGGCATTCTCCAGCTCTCTGTTAAGCTGCAGAATGGTTCCTTTGCCGATCCTGTTGCCGCAGCCGGTTTTCTCGGTCAGGTAATCGATGAACCTTCTAACGTGGGCGATTGCGTCTTCAGGTTTTACCTTGGCCTGGCTCTGCGCCAGCCTTGCTCCTTCCTCCATGCCTTTCCCGTATGTGCGGTCTATAAACTCACAAAGCTGCGCATCTGTCATTTTCCTTATGCTTACTGCTCTGTTGTGAATGGCTCTTTCCTCCTCTGTCATTCTGCATGATCTCTTTTTCATCGTCTCGACCTCCCATCAGATTCTTTTTCCGCTTACTTCTGGCTATCTTGACCTTTGCTATTAAAATGCCTGTTTTTGTGAAGTCCGGGTTGTTGCTCCTTAAGTTCGACCTTGTAATTTCCAGCGATTCGGCCATCGATATGAGCGCCAGGTTGTCCAGCGTTATGTTGCTTTTGTCTCCGTCGAGGAAGGTTAGAACATATCCTTCTGGGACCTTCCCGTTTTTCTCTTCCCAGAGCACCTTGTGCTTTGGCTCCCATACATTTGGTTCTGCTACCTTCACCAGGGTATATCCGTCTCTGTCTACGCGTTCACTGCCTACTGGCTTATGGTTTAGGGGTTTATGTCCTTTCTTGAACCATCCTTTCTCGCATCCTGGTGCATGGTAGCCTTTCTTCCCTTTGTTCGCCGGCGTATGGCCTTTTTCAAAATATCCAGTCAGGCCGCTGTTTAGCTTGTGGTTCCCGTAGTATGATTTGAGTTGCTCTTTGGTGTAATTGGTCCCGAATGTCTTGTTTAGGAGCTCTGCCATGTCTTTCGGACCTATGCCTTTGTGGTTTTCCTCGATGAATTTCTTGACCTCTTCCGGATACAGTTTTGTTGGTCTTCCTGCCGGTAATCCACGCGGCGTGCCGCTTTTTAATTTGTGGTTGGTCTTATATGATTTCATCTTCGATTCGGTGAAAATCGGCCCGAATTTAGCGTTTACGAGCTCGACGAGCTCCTTTGTGGTCTTGCCCTGGACATTCTCTGCTATGAACTTGTGAACTTCCTCTGGGTACCGTTTCATGGCTTGGCCTCCAGCATGGGCGGCAGCTTCTCTTTCGGGGTTTCTATGCCGTACTCATTGAGGTGTTTGATTGTCTTCAGGGCAAGCTCGCCGTTTCGTATGATCGTTTCTGCCACCGTGGTTACCGCCTGGCTGCGCATGATCTCTTTTTGTATCTGCTCTTCCGTCAAATCATCATCCATGAGCCTCTCGAGGGTCTCAAAAAGGTAATTATTTAAGTCCGTTAGTGTGTTTTTCATGATCCCATCCCTCCTATCATCTCGACCTCCAGCTCTCCCAGTTCATCTCAATTCCTACGCACATCTCATACAGTCTGTCCAGCGTCTTTTCAGCGTTCCTGCTGTCTAATAGCCGGCCGTTAGGTCCTATAGGTGTCATTCTCCTTATCAGCTCGTCTCTGGCGTAGTTTGTGGTCACTATAACCGGCATGTATGCTTCATACCTGGCGTTGATTATCGAGAATATCTTTGTGGATCCCCACTCTGTTGGCTGCTCGCTGCCTATGTCGTCTATCACCAGAAGGGGAACCTCTTCGTAAATTCTCATGATTTCCGCCTCTGTGGCCTCGTCGCTGCGGTCAAATGTCTGCTTAATTCTGGCCAGAAGGTCTATCATCGTCATGCATATAACCGGTATCCCTTCCCTGATCAGCTGGTTAGATATTGCCGCGGCCAGGTGGGTTTTCCCGGTACCGTAGCTGCCGGTTATAAACAGGCCGTTGTGCTCTATCTCCGGTGGCTGCACTATGCCGCCTGGTCCCTTCTTGGGAAGCATGGCCTGAAAATTATCGGCGTATCTTTTTGCTGTTTCGAATGCCTTTCTGTTGACCTCGTTTACCTCGAAACGCTCAAATGTCCGGTTCAAGAACCGGCCTCTGATTCCGCTGTCTTTGATCAGCTTGTTAATTTTGCGTTGCAGGCGTTCCGCTTCCTCCCGGCGCCTCTTTTCCTCCTCTGCAGCCTTTTTCTCCGCCTCGACCTTGGCCCAGTATTGCTGGGCCTGTTTGCAGTCACAGCGCTCCGGTTCGGGCATCCACATGAAAATCTGTTTATGCTGCAATGGGTTTGTAAGTCCGTAATGGTATAAGGTCTTGCCGCAATATTCGCATTTCTTCGGCTCCGGCGGATCTTCGTTGTATCTCCACCCTTCGGCTATAGCCTGGTCGGACCGTATCTGGAATTGATTTCTTGCTTCACTTTCCTCGGTAGAAGTCATAGTCTTCTGCTCGTTTGAAGCCTGCAAGTGCATCTCTCTTACCTTCGCCTCCCGGCGGGCTGGCCGCTGGTTGCTGATTGTTCCCGTCAAAATACTTGCTATTGATTCCATTCATCGGTTCCTCCTTGTATTCATCATCCCATCTTCCCTCGTTCAGCCAGGTTTTTGGGTTTGGTATATATCTGCCGTTTTCTCTCTGCCATTGCCACGTTGCTTTAGCTCTTCCTATTGCCGTCATGATCTTGTCAAACAGTTCTGCATCCGGCTTTACTTTCTTAAAGGCTGACCATGCTGCTTTTTTACCTACCTTCTTTGGATAAGCTGCCCAGAATTCATCAAACCGCTGCTCTAACAAAGATTTTTTTGGCTGTTTATCAGGCTCCCCGTCATCATCTCCGCCTTCTGGCGGGTTATCGGTAGTGGGTAATAGGTTACCAGTAGAAGGTGATAGGTTAACGGTAATAGGCGTGGCTTGTACTGTGCCAACACCGTGCAAGTCTGGTGCATGTATCGGGCTTTCATGGTGCTCTGTTATAAGCTCCGGTGGTGGAGGTGGTATCTCGCTTGCCTTCTCTCTAATGTGTGGATTCTGATGTTTTAAGAAATTGACTATCTGGATGTAGTTGTTGCCATCTATTGAGTACCTGAAAATAAAGCCTGTATCGTGTAAAGATTGGAGCATTTGGTCCACTCCGTCGGCGTCCACGTCGTCGTATCCCAGCAGTATCTTTTTAATCCTTCTTGGTTTATCTTCAAGCCTCCCCTCCCTATCTGCTATGGTCCATAGGCCTATAAATAGAAGCCTTGTTAATGGTGGGAGGTCTCCGAGTATCTCGTTATCGAAAAATCCAGGTTTAATACTTCTCGTCCTTGCCATCTGTGTAAGTCACCCCCTTTGTTATTGGCCTCACTTAGCAAACGTACACTTCGGCACCGGTGAGTTTCTGAACTGCCTCCTTGAACCGCTTCTCGTCGCTGTTGTTGTTGCTTAAGTGCAAAAGGTAGATCTGCTTTACCTTGCTTAAATCGTTGGCTTTTAGCAGGTCCAGGAAGTGTTCAAGGCTCATGTGGCTTTTTACCAGCCTTGGTACCAGCTCTATTGGTATATATCCGGCTTCTACGCTTCTTTGAAGGGTCTCTGTGTCGTAGTTGCACTCCGCCATGATATGGGTCAATCCCTGGAACTTGTACTTTATGTAGTACGTGTCCGTGAAGTATAGGAGCTTTTCTCCTGAAAAAGTCGATGTAAAAAGAAATCCCAGCGGCTCCGGCGCGTCGTGCTGCACATCGAAAGGTAAAACCTTAAAGGTTCCTACCGTCAGCTCCTGAAGGGCTTTTATCGCGTGTATTCGGTGCCCTGAAAGGCCACACGCTTCGATTGTCCCCTTGCTGGTGTAAATGTCCACGCCGAGCTTTGCAAGGTCCCTGGCGGCCTTACTGTGGTCCTTGTGGCTGTGCGACACAAAGCAGCCATCCATTTGCGTCACCTTAAAGCCACATCTGACCTGTATTGCCTTGATTGGTATGCCGGCATCCAGCAGCAGGCTGGTTCGGCCGTCGCTTATGCGATAGGCGTTCCCAGCGCTGCTGGAGGCTAAAATCTTGATATCCATTAGAAGTTCGGCCCTTCAAAGAGTGTTTGTTGGGTATTCACTTCTGTGTGTGCACTCTTCGCCGGCTGTGCTGGCTGTGCCGATGGCTGCTGCTGTTCTATGATCTCTCCTGTCTCCGGTTCTACCTGTGGGCCCTGCAGCTGTTTGGGTTCCTCCGGTGTGGTTGGCGTAGTATCTATGATTATGGTGTTGGCGTATCCGTCAATCTCCGCCTGGGCCTCAAGCTCTGCATATCTGGCCTCGCGCATCTTCATGTACTGGTAGTTGTCGTCGATCTTCTTGGGATCCCTTGGGATGTGCTTTGCGCTGTAAACTTCGCGTTTAATGGTCTTCAGGCACATCTCTTCAAACCAGCCGTCAGTCTCCTTCTCTACCTGCTTGCCGTTTTCCCATACCTTGGTGGTTCCTCCCCAGAATTCCGCTGCTGCGTATGCCGGTTTGCGCTTCTCGATGTCCTTCCTGGTCATGATTATCAGCTTGTTTTTGACCGGGTCCTCGTATTCGATGTATCCGAAGCCGCCGACGATTTCGCCTCTGTCAAAGGGGTTATTGATCTCAAAGATGTAACTCTCCACCTGGTTGTCCTTGCTCTTCTTGATTGGTTTGAAGGTGTCGGTGCTATAAACAAGCTCGATGGTTACTGCCTTGGGCTTTTCTACCGCGTATTTCTCGGCGATGTACTGGATCCCGTTGTATCCGGGCATGAGGGTGACGTCGTATTTGTTGGTCTTATTGTTCTTGTAGGGGATCGGGAAAAGGTGATTATCCATCATCATGTCCAGGCCCATCTTGGCGTAGTGCACTACATCGAGGGCCAGGTCATTAAGGTTGACGTTGTTCCAGGTTACCGAAAGGTTATTATCGTATTTGTGGTCCTTGTTGTTTTCGTTCTTACGGATCCTGGCTTCCTCGGCCATCTTCAAAGCTCTATCAATTGCTATGAAGTATCCCTGGATCAGTCTCTTCTGGTACTCTGACACCTGAAGCGCTCCGGCTACGTTGCTGCCAAATTCGCGGAGCACCAGGTTTGTGAAGCGCTCACTCATTGTGAGCTGCTGGTTCTCTGCAGGCTGCAGAGCTCCCTGGTTCTGATTTTGGTTTTGGTTCTGGTTCTGAACTGCAGATTTCTGATTCTTTACGTTTGTGGTTGTTGACATTTGAAATTCCTCCTTAACTCCTTAATTTTGGTTTGTGAGCGGTATCATGCGCTCATAGTAGGCTGCTCTTCTGTCTTGAATCGGGATGTCTTCCGGGTAATACCTGGCTGTTTTGCTCCAGGATTCGAAGCATTCCGGGCACTGGTAATGGTTCAAAACCGGCACCAGGTAGCCTTTTTCTGTGTCCTTGCTGCACTCATCGCATATTCCGTATCCACCTAAAAACTGAATTTCTTCCTTTGTGGCCTCGTATGCGATGTATCCTGTGGGTGTGGTTATCTTTTTCATGCGTCCACCTCCAGTCGGAGCTTCTTGTCCGGTTCTGAAACCACCAGGCGGATTACCTGGGTATCCATCTGCAGGAGCCTGGTCACGCTCTCGGCGTTGTCTATGAATACCGGCATTGCCAGGTTCCAGTGCTTCGACAAGGTGTCGATGATCTCCAGGCCGGCGTTTATTCTGGCCGCATTGTTTGCAAAAGTGAAAGGTACCATCCTGCCGTCTTCGGTAGGTATCATGACTTCGCAGTCGTCCTTGATCCCGCCGTTAAGCTGCTCCTGGAAAAGCCTGAAGCGCACGCTCTTGAACTTGCTGTTTATCTTGTCGTCCAGGAGACTGACCTTGGTCTTTGTGAACACTTCGCAGAGGTAGATGCCTCTCTCCAGCTCCTCGTACTGCTTTGAAAGCTCCTTTTCCTTGGCGGCCAGCTCTGCGATTCTCTCCTTCTGGCTCTCTGCTATGAATATCTTGGTCTTGAGCTGTTCCTGCTCTCTGATCTGTTCGTTCAGGGCCTGGATCTGCTCTGTGTATTTGGCTGCTATTGCTTCCATTTGGCCGCTCTTGTTGTTTTCCTCTTCGCGAAGTTTGGCAATCTCGGCCATTATCTGGGTGTATTCTTCGGTGCTCTCAAAAGGCGCCGGCGTCTTGAGCTGGCTCTGCAAGGCTTTAAGCTGCAGTTCGTAGTCTTCTATGAGCTGCTCATCCTTCTTGATCTGCTCTCTTAATGCGTTGGCTTTCTGCTCCAGCTCGGCGATCATCTCTTTGCTGCATTCGCGCTGGCCCTGAAGGTTTATCTGCTCCAGGCGCCTGCTCTTCTGCAGGTTGAATGCTTCACGCAGCTTCTGGATTTCCTCTTCAGGAAGTGGCCTGTGGCATGTCGGGCAGGTTTCCTTGCTTTCGTCCCAGGTCTCCTTCTGTATGGCCATGTAATCGTTGATTAAGCTCTCCCTGTGGCTCTTGAGCCTTTCAATCGTCCTTTGGGTCCTGTCCAGGTCGGCCTTTGCGTCCTGGATGCTGTTTGCTACTGTTATCTGGTCTCTCTTCAGGCTATTAATCGCTGCGTAGGTTCCTTCGTTCAGGCTGCTTGTTTTGGTTGCATATGCTGCCCTGGCTTCCGCCAGCCTGGTGTTTGCTTCGGATATCTGTTTCCTGATGGCCATCGTCGTAAGGTCCCCGCTTAAGGCCTGGGCCTTCTCCATCTCGAGGTCGCTCTTCTGTTTGTTGAGCTCCTGGATCCTCTTATCGATGGCCTTCGGGTCAAGACCGGTGATGTCAGGTATTGCTCTCTGGGCCTCGTCAATTCTGCCGGGTATCTCCTGCAGCTGCCTGTTGATTTCGGTTTTCTTTGCGCTGGCGATCTTCTTGTATTCCTCCACATCGTAGTATTGATTGGTGGTTCCTGGCTTCAGAAGGAATCTTGGAAGGTCTTTGAGCTCCGATGTGCTGTTGATTACGTCCTCGTCTGAAACGTCCCCGCAAATCTCCAGCAGGATCTTTCTCCTGGCGTTCCAGCTCATCTCTTCCGGGAAGTAGTTCGGCATGGTCAGCATCTTCATTTTCTCGACGCTGCCGCCGCAAAGTGAGAGCATCGTTGCTTCGTATTCCTTCTCCTTGGTGGGCACACCGTCGATGTAAAAGTCTATGGTATGGCCGTCAAACTCTTCTGCGGCCGATCCGCGTTTTTTCTTGTAGACCTCGTGGAAAACCTTGCGAAGGGTTATCACCCGGCCGTCCTGCAGCTTGAATGTTGCCTCTGCAGCGTGGTCCAGGTAGTGAAGGTCTCCGTCCGGGCCTTTGGTCTTTGGTGTGAAATTCTTTGCTCCTGTGCTGGCTTTTCCAAAAAGCAGCCAGGTCATTGCGTTGAATACTGTCGTTTTGCCTGTCGCGTTGTCTCCGTAAATGCTGGCGCTGTGGCCGTTAAAATTGAATTCCTCTGCTTTCAGTCCCTGAAAGTTTTCAAGCTTCAAGGTTAATAACTTCATTTGTCATCCTCCTCGTTTTATTGGTTTGGCTCGGATTGACAAACCGCATCTCCCCGGCATATAATGGGGGTGTGGTTGGGTCGTCCGTTAATGGATGGCCTTTTTCTTTTTCGCCGGCGGCTGCAGCCTGTCTCTGTGCCTCAATCTCCATGCATCTTGCAAGGGTATACTGTGAGAATTCCTCTTCTACGATTGCCTCCTCTACCAGCTTTCCAAGGTACCAGGGCTGCTGTCTTACTCCGCCTGCGTCGCCTTCTCTCTCAATGATCCAGGCGAGTTTCTTCTGGGCCCTGGGCAGTGCCCATTTCATCTCTTCATCTGTTGGTCTTCTCCCCAGGAATAGGGCCGCTTCATCCTTTATAAGCTGGATTGCTGCTTGCATGGTATTCTCTCCTCTCTGCCTCTCTGTAGGCTCTTTTGAACTCTATCCATTCTCCTCTTGCCGTCCATCCTGTATAAAAAAGCAGGATCATCATCGGCAATACCAAAATCTCACCGCCTGGAGCTCCGGTCCTGCTCTGGTATGTCTCCCAGGCCATCTTTGCGATTTCAACGGTGCTCATAGCCGTCAAAATGAGAACTCCTATCTTGATTCCTGCTCTTATGCTCCTTCCTAACCGAAGGGGCTTTTTCTTTATCCTGTTGTTCATTGCGCTGCGACCTCCTCGACCTGGGCCTTTCCGATGATGGACTTTGCTCTGTCCTTGAAAGGCGCTATTTCTTCCTCCGGTACGTTTACCTGGGTTACTATTCCCTTGGCTATGCCTTCCCTGGCTTCAATCTCTACTATGTCTCCTACCGCGACCTCTACCGGTGTGTAGTAGGTGTATTCCCTTCCCTGTGGCTGGCCGTTTCTGATGAAGCGCAGCTTGATGATGTTGGTTTTTAAGCTGTTTTCTTGCATTCCTCTTCCCCCTTTGCTTCCGCCGGTTCTGGCGTTTTCTGTTGTTCTTTGCTGCAGTCGCACTTTTCGCCTGGATCCAGGCTGGCGCCGCAAACCTCACAAATTCTGTAATAACTCATGTCTACCTCCTTTAATCCATGTGTCCCCAGTGGTATCTGATGTTGGTTGCTCCAGCTTCTTTCAGGAGCTCCTCGACCTTGTCTTTGCTGGCCTCCCAGCTGCAGCTTCCTTGCCATGGTCCGGTCGGTACCATGAAGTACCTCTCGCCTTGGTAATCAAATTCAAATCCTGCACCCAGGACACAGCTTCCGACGTCTCCGTATTCTCTGGCCCATTCTGCCCAGGTACTCTGGATCTCCTTGAGCTTGTCCGGAACTGTGATCTGCTCATCCCTGCTGCTGCGTTTCCAGGCCCTATCTCCTGCAAATACGATGGTGTTCTCTTTCCAGTACCTTTCTGCTGCCTTTGCTGCTGCCTTGGTCTCGTCCTTCTCTCCTATGTGGTAGAAGGGATCCGCGAGGTAGGTACCGTCTATGCCGTCGTATATTCCCATGCTGTCTTTGTAGATGATTGGCTTCTTGTAGATGTGCTCTCCGAGCTCTGCCGCTATGCTTTTCACTACTGCCTCTACGTTGTTGGTGACGCTCATTCCGCCTTGGTCTAAATCGATGATTACCAGGACGCTTGTCCCATTAACTTCCCTGGTGTGGTAGGTGAAATCTGACCTCATTTCTCTGCCTCCTTTCTGTTTTTTGTTATTTGATTAAGTTGTAAAAACTTATTTGCATTCTCCATTGTTGCTCATGCTTCATTCAGCTGCTTCCCCTTCAGCTCTTTTATCTGTTCTGCAAAGCAGCCAATCTAATGAAACATTGAAATAATCAGCTAATTCAACAAGCCGTTTTATTGATGGTTCGTTTCTTCCAATTTCGATATTTGAGATTACTTGCTTACATGTACCAAGAGCTATTGCTACATCATCCTGTGTGACATCTTTTTCCCATCTTAAAAACTTGAGGCGCCCTTGGAATGTGTTCATGTTTATATTTGGCGGTTTACGTTTACTAATCGGTTGAACGCCAAGTAAGTAGTCAGTTGAAACATTGAAGAATAATGCAAACTTTACCAAAATACTTATTGGTGGTTCAGAATTTCCTGTTTCATATGAAGCTAACACGGTTTCGTCTATTCCGATTAGTTGTGAAAGTTGCTTTTGAGTAAGGCCTCTATCTTGTCTTAATTTCATCAATATTTCACATAACTTTGTTTCACCTTTCTGCATTGCCTTTCCGTACCTCCTTTCCTATTGCTCTGGATACACTCCACCCAGCCTTTAACCGGCTTCGTATGGTACTTGCTTTGATACCCGCCATTCTTGAAAGTTCTGGTATTGTGTATTCCTGGCCTTCAAATTCATACTTCTTGTTGTTGGACTTGTTGTTGCTATTTTGCTTGCCTGTTACCCATCGGCAGTTACTTGGTTCGTAGTTTCCGTCGTTGTCGATCCTGTCGATTGTAAGGTCATTTTTGTATCCATTAGCAATCGCCCATCTGTAAAAAGCCTCAAAATCGCTTTGCCATTCATCACATACGGTTATTCCTCTCCCACCGTAGTGTGGATTGTTCGGATTTCCGCACCGGTCTTTCATGCCGATCCAAATACGATATAGCCTGGTTCTGGATTTACCATGTTTGGTTTCTTGCTTTTTTGCGGTCTCTTTTGCTAAGCAACCGCAGCTCTTGGTGTCTCCGCTTGTTAAGTTGCTTTTGTGAACAATAGTTCTATTTCCGCAGTCACATAGGCATGTCCATCTTGTTTGTCCGTTTGTGCCGTTTTCTGCTCTTCCAATAACCACCAGCCTTCCGTATCTGTTACCGGTAATGTCTTTAACCTTTGCCATCTCACCACTTCCTGCTAATAAAGGCGTTCCTCAAAATACTTTCTTGAAATGCGACCTGCTATCACAATTTTGCCTTTCTTTTTAAGCTCATCATTTAGGTCTTTTATTATCTTGTAGGCGTGCGATTCTGAACACTGAAGAATTTCTGCGACATCTTTCACTCTTAAAAAACTTTTTTGCTCTGGATTATCTATCTGTATTAGCTGTTTTACAGCCATCCTCACACCCCTTTCGCTTTTGTTGTCAGCGGCGTTTCAACCGCTCTTTTAATGCTCCATCCTCTTTTAATCCTGTGCTGCATTGCTCTTTTGCTTATTCCGGCTATTTCTGCAAGCTCGATCATTGTCATGGTTTTCCCTTTGTATCGAAATAGTGCATTGCTGCGTCTGTTTCTTGAGTTGACTTTTCTGGTCACCCATCGGCAATTATCAGGCCTATAATCTTCGTTGTTGTCTATGCGGTCTATCTCTAATCCGTCTTGATAGCCATTGTTTATTGCCCAGCCATAAAAGTTCTTGAAGTCTTCCCATTCTGCACAAACTTTAATTCCTCTCCCGCCGTAGTCTGCATATGACTTGTGCTTCGGGTTTGAGCATCTATGCTTCATGCCGATCCAGATGTGATGCAATCGAGTTCCGGCTTGTCCATGTTTTTTGTTGAGCTTTGAAGTTACCTCCTTGCGAAGGCAGCCACAACTTTTAATATCTCCGCTCATTAAATTGCTCCTTTGAACTGTCTTTATGTTGCCGCAGTCACATCGACAAACCCAGCGTGTACTGCCGTTCTTTGCGTTCTCTGCTCTGTCTATCACGACCAGTCGTCCAAACCGCTTTCCTATCAAGTCAAATACTTTCCCCACATCCCTCCCTCCTTACCTCAAGTTCTTTTCTGCCCATAGCTTCAGCTCTTGACTGTAAATCGAGATCTGATCTAATGCCTGAAGTATTTGTTCGAGTTCAGGTCGCTCATGCTCCGATATAACTCCGTCTGCGGCTATTTCAATGAGCTTGTCCTTTATGCTGTCAATGGATCGTAACGCTGATAATACTTTGATCGTCAGTCGATCAAGCTCTGCAATCTCCAGCCTTGGAACTGTATCCCTCCCTATAGGACATTCATTGGCGCAATAATAATTTTTAAGCTCTGGCGCATTATAGAGATCCGCCATAAGAACCACTTTGTCCACTGGGACAACTTTCGTATTCCCCAATTCGTAATCTGCAAGTGAAGAAACCGAAACCCCTAACAGTTCTGCGGCTCCTTCTCTACTGTTTAGCTTGTCGTTATATTTTGCCGCCTCTTTTCTGCAGCGGCAGTATATGTTGCCCATCGCTTTTGTAGGGTTAGTTCCCATTTATTTCATTCACCTCCTGGGAGTATACTTTTGTTATAGGGAAGGAAACCGTCCTATTGGGAAAGTTCGTCGGTAAAAAAAATATCTTCGATCTTTTTACCAAAAAAGTCAGCGATTATTTTAGCTTCTTGCAAGGAAAATGGTACATAGCCTAATTCTTTTTTGCAGTAAGCTGAAGCAGTTTTTAAATTCAGCAGTTCTGCCATTTCCTTGTGTGTCAGATTGCGTTCCTTCCGGAGATTTTGCAGAATTTCGCTCATTATGGACTTCCTCCTTCCTGTAAGTAAACTTTCTTATTAGGAAACTTTGTATTTTAATTATAATGTCCTATTGGGAAAATGTCAACAGAAAATTTTCTGATTTGGAAAGTTTTATTGCTACCTATATATTTCCTATTCGGAAAATGATATAATTTATTATCTGGAGGTGGGTGCATGAATAGAATAAGAATGCTTCGGGAAGAGAGGGGGTGGACGCAGGCTCAACTGGGGGAAATGCTTAATGTCAAAGATTCAGCAATATCGAAATATGAGACTGAAAAAATCCCACTTACCGCTGATACCCTGAAGCGCTTATCTGAAATTTTCGATGTATCTGTAGATTATATTTTGGGCCTCTCTCCCGCGCGTAAGCCCTGTGGCACTTCCCATGCTAAACCTAAAATATTGGAAGCTATTGCATCAAAAGATACTGATCTTCTTGAGACAATGGAAAGTCTGTCTGATGAAGCAAAGAAAAAAGCAATGGAATATATTGACATGTTGAAAACTCTGGATGAGGTTAAATCCGGGAAAAACTGCATCGATTTAGGCAAGAAAGGTTAAAACGCGAGTTGCGGCGTTACTTTATATTTTGGGATTAAAAAAGGGGGTGCCATTTTTGGAAGAAAAAATATATATCGAGGGCGTTGCAAATCCCTTATCAAAGCGAGGGTTTGCTTTTAAAAACGGAAGGGGCGTACTGACTAACAAAAGATTTATTTATTGCAAACATAGTCTTGCCAAAACTTTAACTATTGGTATCTGGGTAAATCTGACCAAAGGAAATTATGACTACGATATACCTCTTGAGAAAATCAAAAAAGTTGAAATTTTAAACAAAGGAATTCGTGGCCATGTTCTCTGCATTCATACCGAAAATGAAATTTACAGGTATGGCATTTTAAAGGCTTTAGATTGGGAAATAGCTTTTAACAATGTTTTACCTGGAATTGTTGACAAACCAAAAAAATAAGCCCTGGCCTGCTTTCCGGCCGGGGCTTTTGTGAAAGGAGGTATGCGATTGCCTGTCTATAAATACGAAACTAAAACCGGAGCTAAAAAGTGGTACGCTGCCTTCTGGTATACTGATTGGACCGGGAAAAGGCGGAAAAAGAAAAAAGAGGGGTTCGATAAAAAGTCGGATGCCCAGGCTTTCGAGCGAGAATTTCTCCTGAAGAATAGCCGGAACTGTGAGATGTCGTTTGCCTCCCTGGTGGAATTGTACCGGGCCGACGCCGAGCATCGTGTCCGGGAAGGTACGCAAGGCACGCAGGATTCCATCATCGACAAGTGGCTGCTCCCTTACTTCGGTGAGCTCCCGGTGAATGAAATTGACGCCGTGACGATCCGGAACTGGCAGAACACCGTCATGTCCGCTATAAATCCCCGGACCGGTAAAAAGTATTCTGAAACCTATATCCGGTCAATCAATAGCCGGCTGTCGGCCATTTTCAATTATGCGGTTAAGTTCTATAACCTGAAATCTAATCCGTGCCATCCTGCCGGTTTCATGGGTAAAAAGAAAGCCGGGAAGATGAAATTCTGGACCTTGTCTGAATTTAACCAGGCCATGGCCCACGTTACAAACTGGAGCTTCCGTGTTGCCTTTATGCTCATGTACTGGCTGGGCCTCCGTGAAGGCGAGTGTCTCGCTCTGCAGCCTGCCGATATCCTTCCCTCAAAGATTGCCCGCATTGAAAAAACTCACCACCGGCGCAAAGGCCAAGATAAGAACGGGCCTCCTAAAACCGACAATAGTTACCGGGATGTCTCAATGCCGGACTTCCTCTATGATGAGGTCATGCGGTATATCAATGCACTGTATGATATCGACGAGCATGACCGGATATTCTACTTCCAGAAGGGAACTCTGGGGCGTGCTCTCAATGAGGCGGCCAAGGCTGCCGGCGTGAAACGGATCCGTGTTCATGATCTCCGCCATTCTCATGCTGCCTTGCTGGTTGAGCTGGGTTATTCCATCGTGGCTGTGGCCGAGCGCCTGGGTGATACCGTCGAGGTAGCCATGTCTACCTATGCACATCTGTATCCAAACAAGATGGAGCAGGTTGCTGCTGATCTAAATCGGCATGCTACCATCAAAAATGAAACTCCTGCAGCAGTCGTTCTTGATCTCGAAAAAGTAGAAAAAGAAATCTCAAAAAATTAGAAAAAAGGGTATAAAAATTAAAAGTGGTACGCTTTTGGTACGATTTCACAAAAAATAAATCCGGAATTCCAGTGTTTATGCTGGTTTCCGGATTTATTGCTGTTATTCCCACTCAATGGCTGCGGGGGGCTTGCTTGTAATATCATACACTACCCTGTTAACGTGCTCAACCTCACTTGTTATACGATTGGAAACCTGCTCCAGAACATCGTATGGGATCCTTGCCCAGA